GTTTGTTTTAATGCTTTTTTCTAAAAGATAGTTCATTCTCCTTTCCTTTTGTTAGCGGTTTAAGGCAATTGAATTGCTTTTGCAACCTGATTAAATACTGGGATGACATAGCAAAACATAATCAAAAGAAAAAAGCATAGGGGAAGAAGCATCAAAATTGCTTTCATGGTAAAAGCTCCTTTCAACTAATAGCAAAGTTAATTCCCTGCTATTTTTCAAGGGATAGAATGTTAGATGTTTATTCAATTAGATGTTTATTCAATGATTTTTCCAGCTAAGGACCAAAAAAGCAATTTTTCCGCGTTTATTGCTGATTCTATATCGTTAAACCTTTCTTCAGTCCGTAATGTGCGTTCACCTTTTTTATTCAATTTGTAAATTGTTATCCAATTTCTTTCATCTCTTATAATTTTGTATTTCATTTTGTTTCATCCTTTCTTTTCTATCCCTTGAAAAATAACAGGCAAAAGATACCTGTTATTTAAATCGGTATTTTGGGGGATTGTTCCTAGTTGTTTCTAGGGCCACCGTTACCGTTATTCAGTTTTTAAAGAGCAAAAATGGTACGCCTAAATATATATCAAGAATTGCAAGGAATGCAATACCCAAAAACGCATTTTTTCATATTTTTTTTCCTTCCCCCTGTTTTCGTGGTTTTATCCTATTTTGTGTCCTATTTATTTTCCTGATACCTCTGCACACCATTAAAAAATAAGTTTTTCTGTAGTTATCAGGATATACATTTTTTCGTTATGTTTTAAATAACCCTAATAGTCGAAATCATAACGTTATAAACTATTAAATTCATTATGTTTTTTATTTTCTATTGGATAAATTAGCTTTTAATCGTGCCGGGAAAACCCAATGTTTTCAATAGTTTAAAACCTCTTGACACTACTTTATATTTTCTGTTAGTATTTTGAGGTGTTTTAAAAGCATAATTTTCAGAAAGGAGTGCAAAAAATGCTATTAGATAGTTTATTGTTTATTTGTTTTCTGTTGTTCATTCTGATTCATTCAACGCACCTTGCCTTGTCTGGTTTTAAACCCGTTGACAGTTTGCCTTTATCCATTGGTTTAATTGAATTGATTATGTTTAATTCAATTGTTTTCTGCTATCCATTTGCTTTCAACCAATCCAATTCATTCTTAGATTATTTTAATTAATAAATTTTAATTAGAACTAATTTTCCCCTCTGCGCCGTAATTCCTGTATAGTCTATTCAATTAATTTTTATCTTATATACATATATAATGTAACAAGGGCATCGAATCCATTTTTTCAATTTTGTTTTCACTTTTAAAATCAATTCTTTTTATTATTTCATATAATGTAACAAGGTCATCGAATCCAAAATTTTCATTTTATTTTCAGGTACTTACAAAAATTTCTTGACAGTATTCAAATTGATGATGTAGTTTGGCGGAAAATTGGTTTCAATAGCTTCAATAGCAAGTAAACAATTAACATGTGAAAGGAGAAACAAAATGACACGTAAAGAGTATATAGCTAATTCAAGCGAATTGCACAGACAATACAATGCACAGTTTGTTAATAACAGTATAAAGGTGGCTGTAAAGAATTATTTTGGAATTGATGCACTATTGAATAGTAATGATAAACATTTAAATGACATTCCATTAGAACAATGGGATTCTGTCGGCACAAGGTTTAAAAGTCATTTGAATAAAGAAATGAAGAAACAAGGTGATTTTGTTAGTATGGCTGGAATTGTTTGCGTAATGAAAGAAGCCGCAAAACAATTGATTGAAGAAAATAGAAAGGGGATGCAAAATGATTAAACATAAAACAATTGGATTGACCAGACCATGCAATGCGCATGATTTGATTTTAACGTCAAATGGATTGCAGTGTGCTAATTGTTTGACAATGGATAATAATAAGTATATTAAATATGATTTGAATAGAGAAAAAGATAATAGAAAGGAGAATTAAATGGAAAAGGTTATTCCATTTAAATCAAGAAAGGATATAGGGGAAAGTATAGCAAAGGATTATTTTGATGAAATGGATAAATGGTACAATTCCTTGATTGAATATCTTGGAAAGCTGGAACAAGAATTCTTTATTAGTGAAAGGCGAAGGGGATTTAAAGTATTTAAACAATTAACCAAATGAAAGGAGATTTTAAAATGAAAAAAGAAAATGGCTGGTATATCGACGATAATAATAATAAATGGGATAGTAATTATTACACAAAGGAACTAGCAATTGAATTATCAAAAACTCTAATTGATTGCAGTGATTGCAGTGATTGCAGGTATTGCATTAATTGCAGGTATTGCATTAATTGCAGGTATTGCAGTGATTGTAGTGATTGCAGTAATTGCAGTGATTGTAGTGATTGTAGTGATTGCAGTGATTGCAGTAATTGCAGTAATTGCAGTGATTGTAGTGATTGCAGTGATTGCAGTAATTGCAGTAATTGCAGTGATTGTAGTGATTGCAGTGATTGTAGTGATTGCAGTAATTGCAGTAATTGCAGTAATTGCAGTAATTGCAGTAATTGCAGTAATTGCAGTGATTGCAGTGATTGCAGTGATTGCAGTAATTGCAGTAATTGCAGTAATTGCAGTAATTGCAGTAATTGCAGTAATTGCAGTAATTGCAGTAATTTTGAAAATAACCCTAATAGATATATTGGTAATAAAATTGGTAGCAGAAAAGCACAAACTACCACTTATTGGTTAAATGATAATATTCAAGTTGTTTGTGGTTGTTTTAAAGGAAATTTAATTGAATTTGAAAAAAGAGTAAATGAAGTATATAAGGGAAATGAACATCATAAAGAATATATGGGTTATATTTCAATTGTTAAGAAAATAATGGAGATGGAAAGTATTTAAACAATTAACCAAATGAAAGGAGATTTAAAATGATTGAATTGGAAAGAGCAAAACAATTGCAGCATGGGGAAATTATCCATTACTTTAATGGCAAATGTCAAAATTGGAGAGTATCGGGAAAAGTTAAATTGTGGAAAACAAGGCCGGACGAATTGAAAGTACCAATTAAATATGATTTGTATGGTAATTCCTATTTGACTGAAAAAGTATTGGATATAATACATTTGGCTAGTGAATGCCCATTATGTAAAGAGGGAAGATTGACTATTGCAGAATGTATTGATTTGGCTATTAATAAAAGTGAATTGGCAAAGCATTATGGATTGAAGAATTTTGATAATGCAATTCCTGAAATGTTGTTTGCTGAATTGATTAGGGGAACTGATTTGACTATTTATCATTTTGTTTATTCCTATGACAGATATAAATCATTTGGTGAATTGTTTCCATTGACTATTGAGGCGGAAAACAGAATGAAAGAATTGGAGATAAATATTCCTGATATGCCTAACAAATGAATTGAATCTATTTTAAAGAAAGGAGATTTAAAATGAAAAGTTATCAAGAGGAAAACGTACATCTTAAAGGAATCCATTTGTTTTCTGATTTCTTATCCAATCCAATCCCATTTAAACAACCCAACTTGTATAAACCAATTCCATTCCAATTGTCTCAAATAAGTTCTTACCTTCAAATTATGAATAGAAAATGTCAATATTCTTTTGAAGTATTTGAAGTAATGCCAACTGATAAATTGATTGATTTTGTAAAAGAAAATATGTTGGCAATTGATTATGATTCCATTTATTTTGAAATCATTTGTTATGAGAATAATACAGCCATGTTAATTGCAAAATACAATCAAATCATAGGTAGCCGTTGGATTGCCATGATTGATATTAATTCAATTCCCAAATAACCAATAACAAATGAAGGGAGAATTAAAATGAACAAACAAGTAAAGAAATTGGCTAATGGGATTAAATACATTTCTTGTGATTATCTTTCCTTTGGGGATTATGACAATTCCTGTGCCATTGAAAGGGCGAATGTTAGATATTTAAAAAGTAAAGTTAGGAAATCCTCAATTGATTCCCATTCAATGAATGACTGGGAATATCTATCCAAGGAATATACAATTGAAAGGGGTCATATTTGGTCTCCAATTGAAACGAAAAAGAAAATGGTTGAGACATATGGTGGCTATGGTTCAATTCAATTGTGGATAAGGGAAGACGTTTGGAAAGAAATGGAATTGGCTTCATTGGATAATTATCCTGCATTGGATGATGAATTGGTTTCTGAAATTGAAATGGAAATGGAAAATGAAGCATGGGAAAATGATGTTAAATCTGATCTGATTAAAACATTATCAGAGGAACATACAGAAGAGGAAATGGATAATCAGGAATGTAAATGTTTAAACTGCAATTGGGAAGGAAAAGTAAATGAATTGAAAGAAGATGGTATTTATGGTTGCCCCAATTGCAATAATCATTATTCAATAAAATATTATGATATTGATAAACAAACATTGCAGGAATTTGCTGATGAATTGGATAATGAAACCCTTTGGGAAATTTATCGTTATTGCTGCGATAAAACCAATACCTATGGGGAAGTTGAATCCGGTGGCAATTGGTTTATCCAAATTGATGATTTGAAAGAATGCTTTGCTAATGTAATTGAAAAATACAGAAATGGAAATGAATTGTGTGATTGTCATGGTAATGGTAGATGGGATAATGAGTTTAAAACAATTGAATGCGCCTTGTGTCATAATACTGGATTTATTGTTAGCGTAACAGAATAATTGAATCAATAATTTAACAGATGAAAGGAGAATCAAAATGTATAAACAGGAATTTAATAATTTAACCCTTTGTCAATTGACTTCTGAACAGAATAAACAAACCTGTGATTATTGGTTTATAGTTCAAAGTGATAGTATGGCTCATACAGCGTTTAGAACAAAGGATGAATTGAATAGATGGTTACTTGAACGGAATATTGAATTGACGCAAGAATTGGTAGAACATGGAAAGCATTCATTTCAGAAATTGAAAGGACATTATTTTAGAACAAGTTACATGGATTATAATGTTTTTTATTCTTTGGATTATATTCAGAAAGCAAGAGTAATGGATAATGATAGATATACTCTTGCTTTAATAACAGAAGAAAATGGAATCAGAACAATTAATCATTTGAATTGTAATATGAAATTTAGAATTGAATATCATTACAGAACAGGTGAAATGGTATTGGCAAATAAAATGAAATCATATTCGGATTACACTTATCGTTATAATTAATTCAATAACAAGAAAGGAGATTTAAAATGAGAGATGATTCTTGTAGGCGTCTTGAAAAAAATACTGTTAAATCAAGGACAAATAGAGCTGATTCAATTGATTTATATTGTGGTGAATGCTTAAAAGAATCTACTATAATTGCTAATATTTCTTTGTTGATTTATTGTCCCCATTGTGGAAATGGAATTATAATTGGCGCATAACAATAAAGGAGAATTAAAATGTTTTACGTTTTTTTTGAAAGGGATAACGATTCATTTATTGGTGACAGTAACAAGGAAAAGGAATCAGCTAAAATTCTAAGGGAATTGGCTGATAGGGTTGAAAAGGGGGATAAATCAGGTAAAATATTTGATTCAAATGGAAATTCAATTGGTATCTTTGGAATTAAAGGAAAGGAGAAATAAACAATGATTTATAATCAGCAAGAAAAAGATATACTCCAAAAAATTTATTGGAAAACACATATACACAATAAATAAACAAATGGTTGTGTTTGTTGGGGGTAGATTTTTATTTCACGAAACCTGCTCTAATATATTAAATAAAGGGAAGGAGAAATAAAAAATGAATGAATTATTCTTGTTTCTTTCCGTACCTTACTTTTTTGTTTTTGGTTTGCTTTGGGAAAAGAAAACATTTGTGAATCTCTTTCTAAAAGTATTTCACTTGATTATGGCAATTTTTGGAATTATTCTTTTGTTATTGCATTTTGGTTTTGTTATTAAACAATAAAGAAAGGGGATTTAAACATGGTTTCTTTTAAATTCAAAACAAGATATGGATATACGTCTGTAATTGCTGAATTGATAGGTAAAAGAATCAGGTTTAAATTATCCCCATTGAAAGGTTTCAGACCGTTTCCAATTGAATGTTTTGCAGAATACAACCGTGAACTGCTTTATAAAAAGAAAATCGCTTCTGTCGTAATTGTGTGTGATTCCAATAAACTATCCATGTTGGAAATAGTTCGATTAAAAGAAAAAGCCAAGGAATTGTTACCTGTTCCAATTCAGGCAATTGATTTAGTATTTGAAAGACTTGCAAAGGGAGATTATTCTGTAGTACGCTAACAAGCAATTCAAATCCAAATTTTAACAATTGAAAGGAGAATTAAAATGAAAATTGGAACTGATGGAAGCATTGTTGAATGTCGAAATGAAGGATACACAGTAATTGAATTTGCAAAAAACAAATTATTTAAAAATGGTATATTAGATAAAGATTTTCCTGTGCATGTTACAATCTCAAATCCGTATAATTGGGAAAATGGAAAACCATTAATTGGATATAAAAAAGAAGATTTATATTTGTATGATACTTATTATTCTTTTAACGATGCTTTTGAAGTTTATTGTACTTATAAAGACGCAATTGATTCTTTTGCTGATTTGAAAAACTGTCCAATTGAAATGGATAATCCTAGTGAATATGATTTGCTTCATTTAATTGATGTTGTAAGTCATTATTGTGGTCTTGATTAAACAAATTAACAAATGAAAGGGGAATTAAAATGAGAACGTTTATTGAAGAAGTAAAGGTTTATAAGTTTAATGAGTTGAGTGATGAAGCAAAACAAAAGGCAATTGAAAATCTGCATGATTTAAATACAAGTTACGATTGGGATCAGTTTATTACTGATGATTTCAAAGAGAAAATGAATGCAATTGGATTTGTTGTAAGTAATACTTATTTTTCTGGTTTCTGGTCACAAGGGGATGGTGCCTGTTTTGAAGGATAAATGGAAGATTTAGAATTTTTTATAAAAACACATAAAATGGGGAATAAATTCAGAAAGTTTTTGAATAATGCAGATGATTTGTCAATTACTACAAAACATAGGGGACATTATTACCATGAAATGTGCATGGATATTTCGGTAATTGAATATCATTTGTCTGATTCAATTACTCAATCTGAATTTACTGAATTTGAAGAATGGATTACTGAAACATTGAGGGATTATGCAAAAGAATTGTATAGAGATTTGGAAAAGGAGTATGAGTATTTGTCAAGTGAAAAAGTAATCATTGAAACAATTGAGGCAAATGAATATGAATTTACCGAAGATGGAAAATTGTATTAATTTATAACAAGAAAGGAGAATTAAAATGAAAGATAAATATTATGATTGGGTAAAGAGATTGGGACAATATCATTTATCAATTGGTGGTCAATCAACAACTCTTTGTGGAATGCCAATGATGGGCAATAATTATGCTAAAGTAATTCCAAAGGATGAAAGAACTAAATGTAACAAATGTTTTAATATAGCAGAAATTAGGTCATTAACTTAATAAAGAAAGGAGAATTAAATAATGGATAATGAAGAGTTTAATTTTATTGTAACAACAATTGTCAAAGGTAAGAAACAAAACAGAATTGTGAAAGCAGAGAATTCATTATCTGCCAGATTTAAAGTTTATCATCAATTAATGGCAGCAGATAAGAAAGGCAATTTCACAATTATTGATGTTAAACAGAAAGGAGAAAAACAATGAGAAAGGATTCAACAGAGAGACTAATTGATGCTAAAGGTATCCTTGACAATTTACTTTTTACTAGAAGTCAAGAAATGTCTGCAATAATTAATCAAGAAATAAGTGTTGTAAGAAGTATTATTTTTAATGTTTTGGTAGCTGAAAACGTTTATTGGTGGGAAGAACAGAAAGGAGAAAATAAATGACTAAACTTAATCTTCATCATAAAGAAGTTAAAAAGGAAACAAATATAATGATGTTTCGTTGTCCTGAATGTCACAAGGATTCTGAATTCAGTAAATGGATTAAATCAGTAAATCATGCAGAACATTCCATTTGTCCTAGTTGTAAAAAGGAAGTAAAAGATACTATGGTAAAACGAGTGAAATCATAACAGATTAATTGAATCCATTTTTATAAAAGAAAGGATAAATCAAATGGATAAAATAAGAATAAATGTAATAAGCAAATATGGTAACATTGATGAAATTTTTGAATTCACACCAAAAAAAAACAAAAAGAAACATATTTACAGTTAATACACAAAAAATATTTATGGAAGCAATAAACCATGCAAAAGATATAAAAGGCAAAATTGAGATTACTTTTGAGTCTATTCATTTTTAAATAAAAGAAAGGAGAAATAAAATGAAAGAATTGCTGGTTATTAAAAAGGAAATTGAAAGAGTCATTGTAATTGGAGAGAATCACAATTTTGAAAAAGCCAAAAGGCAATATGAGAATCAGGGATACAGAATTATTAGAACGGGGGCTAGACCAATTACATTGAATCAATACAGTAAAGACGAATTCAAAATGATTGCTGAACGAACAATTGATTGAAGGGAAAATTATATGGATTATTTAAAAAAGAAAATACATTCTATTAACAGAATAATTGAACATTTAGGAAAGGAAATTAAAATCCAAATTGTGGTTACTTGTTCAATTGACAACATTGGAAGACGTTACGAATCCAAAGGAACATTTTTGGATAATAGAGCAACAAAACAAACAATCAAAAATGCTTTATGGGATGAAACAATTTATCTAATTCATTTTCTGGAAGCATTGGGTTTCCCTGAAAATTATGTAATTGAAAAAATGAATGAATTCATTGAAGAGGAAATAAACAAATGAAAAAAGAAATATCGACTGTAGGTTATTGCCCTTCATGTAGAAAGAAAGTTATGTTTATTAAAACAAAAGATAAGAATGAATATACTTGTGTAACTTGTAAACTTCCATTTTTTAAACAATAATTGAAAGGAGAAGAATGAAAAGAATAAATGATAATCAATTGAGAATGGTAAATGATTCTTGTCCATTTTGTTTTGCTGAAATGTATCCGTTACAATCACTTACTTTGGAAGTCATTTACCGTTGTGGTTCTTCGGGTAGCAGAATAACGGGTTTATATATTAAACAATGTGGAAAGGGGAATAAATAAAATGAATGAACAACAAAAGAAAGATGCAGAAGACACAATAAACTTATTGAAAGAAATGGATTATAATTTTATTAGACCAGCAGATTTGATTTTAAAAGAATTTGCTGATGTTTTGTTACTTCAAGAAGAGGAAATAAATAACTTGAAAACAAGATTGGATTTTGTAGAAAGAGTAAACAAAAGAAATTTGCCCATGAGATAATTACCAGATAAATACTTAAATCAATTCTTTTATTTTCATGTATTTTAAAAACAGTAACAATTTCAACAGTTTAAAACCACTTGACAGAATTATATTTTTCCGATAGACTTTTAACTTCCTACAAGTCATTCGACTCCAAGTTTTCAAACTCAAAAGGAGAATTCAAAATGATTGAAATCAAAGTTAATTATCCATCAAAGAAAGCTGAGAAAAATAATTATCCTTATATTGGTGTAAAGGAGTTTATTTATGTTCTTTTTACAAAACCACGTGAGGGGTTTGTAATTGCCATTGATGAAGACTTTTGTGAAATTGATATGAGTATACCAGAGGATGATGAAAGTTATTCTGAAAGTTATTCAATTGGTGATTATAGAAAAACATGGTCAGAAAAATATTTTAAAAAAATTGAGGGTGAATTGATTTTGAAAAACAAATAAAAGAAAGGAGAATTAAATGGATGAAAAGAAAAAATTCAATCCCTATCCAGAAGGAATAATTCATCCCATTCCAAAAGAGCAATATCCCAAACTCAATTCAGAACACAAACAAATGCTGGAATTATTTAATCGGAAAAAACAATTGGAAGAAGAACTCAAGGAAGTCAATGAATCAATTGACAGAAAGGAGAAACTGATTTTAAAACAAATTGATTCAGGTAAAACATTTAATTGGTGTTGGAAATGGATTTTTACCAGAACTAATATTTCGTGGAAAGATGTTTGTATTAAGTTTATTGGTAAAAAGAAAGTAGAGGAAATATCCGCAAGAACGGAAGCAACCAAATATCCCCATGTTGGAATTGAGGGATTCCACCCTAGACCATTTCAGAAACCAAGGCGTTTCAATCTTAGAAGACCAATTAAATGAAAGGGGAAAAGGAAATGAGTAACCATAATAAAATTGATTTTAAAAATGCTTCCATAGAATTGCTTGATTCAGCTATAGTTGTGCTTGGTTTGGCTATTAAATGGTATGAAGCAGAAAATTTTGATAGGGAGGAACTTTGTGGTGGTGAACAATGTGATACTTGCAATCTGGCAAAAGGGGTCAAAGAATTTTTGAACAAACAAAATAATGAAACCGAAAGTTAGATTGCCAATTTGGAAAGTATATTTGTATAATCTGCTTTATCGTTTCAGACGATTTAAATGGATAAATACAGGTATGCTTGAATTCGGCATGACCAACAAGGAAAAAGGTTTATTGCATGGGATGTTGCACAAATATCTCAGAAAGGAGGTAATGCGACAAGTAAAAGCAGTTCAGTATTATGAATTGGTAAGTCTCGTGCTTGGTAGTAAAATTGCCATAGCTACCAAGGAAGAAATTCAATTGGCAAATAAACTATTCATCTCTTACAAAATCAACACAAAGGAGCTAATCATGGAAATGAAACAATTGAAGAAATTCGCTGAAGAAGTTGGTCTTACTGCTAAAGCAATTAAAGGAATGGAAGAAGATGAATTGATTCTTGAAATTGTGAAGAATTTGGATGCTGATACCACTTATTCTGATGATTTCATTGCTTGGTATGATGAATTGCCGGAAGAAATGTTTGATGAGGCTGACGCAATTGATGAAGAGAAACCCAAGGGCAAAGGCAAGAAGGAAAAAGAAGTAGAGAAGGAAGAGGAAGAAGAAAATGATTTCTCTGAATTGATTGGAGCAATTGAAGAATGTACGGAAATTGATGAATTGGTAGAGATTGCCCAAGATGAAGATTTTGAAGAAATTTTTGCTGAGGTGGATACTGATACCAAATTGGTTAAGAAACTGAAAAAAGCAATGCTTAAAGCAATTGAAGATTATGAACCTGAAGTGGAAGAAGAAAAACCTGAAGTAAAAGAAAAAGGCAAAAAGGAAGAACCCATTAAAGAAGAAAAGAAACGTGGCCGTCCTGCCAAAGAAAAAGAAGAAGTGGAAGAAGTTGAATTGGATGACGAAGCCAAGGAAGAATTGGTTACTGCAATCAATGAAGCTGATTCTACTGAAGACCTGAAAGAAGTAGCTGATTCGGTAAAAGAAGATTATCCCGAATTGTTTAAAGGTATTGCTTTCCGTTCTGGTCGGGGCAAATCCCCTTATCGTGAATTGGAAGAAGTTCAGGCAGAAATGCTTGAAAAATTGGGCGCTGAAGTAGAAGAAAAAGAAGAGGAAGAAGAAACTGAAACGGAATTGGAAATCACCGCTGAATCCGTAAATGATGCAGTTGAAGCAGATGATAAGGAAACTCTGGTTGCAATGTGTGAGCAATTGGAAATTGAATTGAAACCTTTGATGAAAAGGTCTGCTAAGAAAATGGCTGAAAAGATTGTTGAAAAACTTCCCAAAGAAAAACCGGGGAAACGCGGATTGAAAGGGAAAGACAAAAAAGAAAAAGTAGAAGAGGTTGCAGAAGAAAAAGGAGAAAAACAATCTGTTTTCGCTTTGGTTGAACAAATGGTAAATGATGGTGCCAAAGAAAAAGATATCGTTGCAGCGTGTGAACCTATTCTCGCTGAAAGAGGAAAGAAAAAACTCTTTGTAGCAAAGTTTGTTAAATCTTTGATTGCCATTGTTGAATCTCTTGAAGATTAGTTGGTTAAAGGGGGATTAGGTTATATAATTTTTGTCAATATAACCTAATCCCCCACATCTAAAATAAATAATAAATGAAAGGAGAAAACAAAATGAAAAAGGTTATTGATGGTAAAGTTTATAATACTGAAACGGCAGAGGAAGTTCATAATTGGTCTAATCATTATTACAGAAATGATTTTGGTTACTGTGAAGAAACACTTTATAAAACAAAGAAAGGCAATTACTTTTTGTATGGTGAGGGTGGTGCAATGAGTAAATATTCAAGACCAGTAGGAAACAATGGTCAAACTGGTGGGGATGGAATTACTGTAATGACAAAATATGAGGCAGTTAAATGGTTGGAAAACCATGATGGGGATAATGTTTTAATTGGGTTGTTTTCAGAAGAAATAGAAGAAGCATAATTGATTTCTGAATAAATGGGGTTGCCCTTCTTTTATTGGTTAAAAGGATTCCTCCTTTTGAGTGGGTTAATGGACAATGAAAGGCAATCCCATTTTTATTATTCTTGTGGGGTAGTGGCGAAGCTGGTTGAAACGCAACGGTCTTAAAAACCGTTACTGATAAGTTCACACCGTCGGTTCGATTCCGACCTACCCCACCAATTAAAAAGAAAGGAGAAAATAAAATGGGTAAAACTCTTTGTGCCTTTATTTTTGGATTGCTTTTTTCAAGTTCTTTTTGGGTTTTCTTTGTGTTTGGTGAAGGTAATTTGAAAAATGGCTTGGTATTTTTTCCAATTGCATCATCAGCTATTCTTACTATTGTAATAACAGTATTTATTTTAGACAATTGGAATAATTAAAAAGAAAGGATAAAATGAATGGAAAGAGAATCAATTGGAAAAGGCTTTAGAGAAAAGAATAAAAGAATCCTATTGTATAAAAGTATAAACCCAGAAACAAATAAAAATGAATATTGTCTTGTAACAAAAGTTTTGAAGGAAAATAGAAAAATTGAAATACAGGAAATATTTCTAAAAGAAGAAACTATCTACAGATTTATTGATTTATTTATGGTGCTAAATGAAACAGCAAGAATGAATTGTTATTACGAAGATAATTTATTTAAGGCTGAATTGTATAAAAAGAAAGGAGAAAATAAATGAAATGGAAAGCATTAAATGAGTTAAAAGAAGTATTGCAAGAACATCTATCAATTGAGTTAAATACAAAAACATTTGCTATGAAAGTAATGGTTTTGAAATAAAAATTAAATTCGATGATGAAGTCATTTGTTCTGATTGGATTTATTTGTCACAATTAAAGGAATAAGATTATGTCTTTCTATTTTGAATTTCCCTCCATAGAAAGAAAATCAAAAACTAATTTTGATTGCAACAAATGCACTTTAAAGAATAATAAAATTCAATCCCCAGAAATGCAAATGTATGTTGGAGAACAATACGAAGGATTAATTATTTTAGGAAACAAAGCATCAAAACATGATGATGAAAAGGGATTTCCTTTTGCTGATTCCCGTTCAAAAATATTGAGAAGTACAGCCGCAAAATTCAGAATTAATTTATCAAAACAAGCCGCAATGCTTCATGCTGTTTCCTGCTATAACCCTACCAAAAAGAAAACTTCTGATACACATTTTAAATGCTGTCAAAGTATTTTAGATGCACGTCTTAAAGAATTACGTCCTAAATTGATTATCTGTTGTGGTGAATTGGCTTTTAAATATATTTTTGGGTTGAAAAACAAATATGCCATTTCAAAATTAAGAAACAGAATCATTCCTAATTACCAATACAACTGTCTGGTTTTTCCTGTTTACGACCCTTATAATTATGAAATGTATAACACCAGAAAAGAAGAGGAAGAACTAAGTTATTATTACGAACATGCTTATAAATGGGACTTACAAAGAATATTTGAATTATGGGATAAGAAATTTCATAAAAGAACGGAGGTCAACAAAGTTCTGAAAGAAAGAAAAATTCTTGAGAATATTGAAATAAAAGAAGTAACTGATTTCCATGAAGCCAAGGAATTATTCAGACTTTGGAATAAATCTAAAGCCATTTGCCTTGACTATGAAACCACTAATTTGTTTCCTTATGATAATCATTTTGAAATTGTTTATGCTGCCTTTGGAAATAAAACAAATGCTTGGGTTTTCCATGAAGATTTTTGGAAAGATAATCCATTCGTAAAGATTTGGTTCAAACGTCAAATGCAAAGGATTCTGGTTAATCAGAAAGTATTGAAAGTAGTTCAGAACAGCAAGTTTGAAGATTTATGTTCTAGGTTTGTTTATGGAATAAAAGAAATAAAGAATTCATTTTGTACCATGCTGGCGCAACACGTAATTGATGAAAGAGAAGGATGTACTTCATTGGATTTCCAGAATTTAATACGGTTTGGAATTCCTCCTTATAATGAAACCATAAAGAAATATTTGATAACGGATAAGAAAGCCAAGGAAATTGAATCGGATGATTCAGAAGATGAGATGGAAGAAATCATTGAATTGGATGAAGCAAAAGCATATACGTTTCAGAAAGTAAATAAAATCAGAGAAGCACCAAAACAAGATATGATTCAATACAACGGCCTTGACGTTATTACAGCATTTAATCAGTGGGTTTTATTTGAAAAAGATTTGTTGGATTCCTATCCTAAAGCCAGAGAGAATTACGAATTCTTGAATGAAGGTCATTGGTTGTTTGCCAGAATGAGTCAAAGAGGAGTTAATATTGGTGAACAGGAATTAAAAGATTTTGAATTGTTCTTGGAAAAAGAAATTGAAAGAATAGAAAAGAAAATAATGGAGATACCGGAAATTCAAGAATATAACAAGCATTTGGAATCAAAAAGTTCAAAGACAAAGAAGAAAAAGAATGATAAGCAATTGGAAGATTTATGTTTTTCTAAACCTAAAAAGATTCGGTTGATTAATAGAAAATTTGATTTTACGGAAGGAGAAGAGAAATGATATTAATTATGAATATATTGGTTATCGTTTTTACCATCTTTGTTTTTGGTTACTGTATTGGTTGGGTTTTTTGCAATAGAGAATGGCGTTGGTATGCAAAATATAATGTACCTCACAGGCATAAAGGAAATTGGTATTTTGTAGAAAAGGAAAACAATGACAAAAAAGAAAGCACACCCTATAAAGAATTAAATGAAGCTCTTAATAGAATGGATGCAAAATTAAAGGAGAAGAGAAATGATAATTAGTAAAGATATTACTGAAAAAATTATTATTGGTGAAGGTTTTACAGATGAAGAATTAAATAAAGCAATAAATTTTTATTCTAATTTATGTGATTCTATTAAATGTCTTGGAATACGTTATGATTTGGTTTTTTGTGATTTATTTCACACACTGGATAATTTGCAATCAATTAGATATTTTAGGGAGAAAAGAAATGAACAAGAGCAAATATGTAAAAGGATATAATGACAGATATACCCATTTGGGTTTGGCAAAAATTGAAGAATTATTGAAAAATCATAAAGTTCCAATTGATTTGAAAATTGAAGATGTTTATGCAAGAGCAGATGTAATGGTAAAAGAAATAAATAAAAATCTCCCCAATAATACAAAACAATTTAAACGTGGTCAATTGTTAGAACATATTTCTTGGAATGAATATGGATTTTATAAATGGAATGCCTTGAAAGCATTGCTTATGAGTAGAGAGAAATTGAGGGAACAAAGAGAAAAAGAAAAGAATAAAAATTTTGCAAAGAATTATGGTAAACAGGTTAATAAAATTAGTGAAGCAATTCATGGAGTATAGAATAAAATGGATATGTTATTCAATACCCAAAGTAATATGCAGCTTCAGGAGTTTTTATATGAATTCCTAGAATTGAAACCACCAAGGGCAAAGAATGATAAAGGTAATTATTCGGTAGCAGAAGAAATATTAATTCATCATGCAGAGAAAGATGAAGTTGAATTCTGCAAATTACTGTTGAATATACGTAAATTGAAAAAAGCAAGAAATACTTATGCAAGGGGATTTAGAAGATATAAGGATGAATTGGAAGGAATGATTCATCCTGATTTTTGGCTTAACACAACAAAAACTTATCGGAGTTCTTCATCAAACCCAAATTTTCAGAATTTGCCAAAACACGGTGAAATTATTCCCGGTATTGAGTGGCAAACGATTCGTAAAATATTCACCAGAAAATTATTAATTGAAAAGATAAAAGCTGGAGAAATAGAATTTACAATTCAAAATGGATTCATTGGTGAAGTTGACTATGTTGGTGCTGAAGTTAAAGTTGCCGCCGCTGAAGCAGACGATGAACAATTGATTACTGATTTAAATAATGGATTCGACCAACACTCACATTGGGCTGGCGTTTTATTCGGAATCAATAAAGCAATTGAGGAAATAAAAAAGATACACACTGAAGAAAGATTCCTTGCAAAGAATAACTTTACCTTTGCCAATCTCTTTGGTGCTGGCAATACTTCAATTGCGGAGGAAATGCGTAAAAGTGAATTTACGTTGAATTTGTAAGAAAAGCATTTGAAAAAGCAAGACAATCAAAGGGGTTTAAATCCTCATGGAATGATTTTTTTAAAGAGTATTCGGAACAACATATTCAGGAATGTCAAAATGTTTTTTATGACCGATATAAAGATGTAAAAGCATGGCAAGAATGGGTAGTAAAAAAATATTATGACGTTGGCTATGTAGAGAACAAATTTGGGTTTAGAAGAAGATACCCAATGAAGCGTAATGAAATAATTAATTTTCCAATACAGTCAACAAGTTTTCATTTACTCCTTCATTCATTGATTGAAATTGAAAAGAAAATGGAACAATTGGATTTACAATCTAAATTGGTTGGTCAGATTCATGACTCTGGATTTTTTAATATTGTGAGAAGAGAAGCAGAACAGGTTATGGATTTAATTGAATATGAAATGACTCACAAATCATTTGATTGGCTTAAAAAAATTAACCTAGAAGCTGAATTCGAGTTGTCTGATGATAGCTGGTACAATTTGAAATTGGAAAATAAATGGTTTGAAGCAAAACATATTAAATCAGAAGAAGTATTTAGAGAAAAATTCCTGCATGGATTTACAACTGATATAGGAATGGATGTTGATTTAATTGCAAAGATTCTGGCAGGGAAAAAGGACAAGGAAGGTAATCTGTATAAACTAGAAAATTGGTCTTTTTCCTATATTTGAGAAAGGAATTAATATGTCTGAAATTTATAAGGGTGGAAAAAGAATTCTTATTGTGGACAAGATTTCAAAAATGCCCACAGGTTTACTAAAATGTAAATCAACATCAGCAACGTTTGGAGAATTAAAATTTAAAATTGAGTTGTTGTCAGAAGCAATGGGGAAAGCACATAAAGAGGCTGAAGAAGCAGCCAAAAACTTTAATTTAGCAATTGCAGAATTAACAGCAAAAACACTTATTGAATTGCCAAAAATTAAAGAAACAAAAGAAAAACATTTTGAGAAATTCAATTACAAAATGAAACGTGGAAAAAGGAAATGGAGATAATATGAAAAGAATTAAACTGAAGGAAAAAAATAAAACATATTCAGAAGGGGTAAAATGTTTTGACAGATTTATAAAAATGAATAGGGTTCATATTGATAAAATGAAGGATGAAGGAAAAGAAATGTATCTGTTCCTTGCTGGCTATTATGCCAAATGTAAAAGGGATAAAGGGGAATAGTATATGAAAAGAATTAAATTAAAAGGAACAACAAAAGATTTTCAAACAAATTTTGATGATTATGCTGTTGGTAAAGGAAAATTTCAAATGTACATGAGATTAAATAAACAACATTTGGATAAGGCAACAGAAAATGAAAAAGAATTTATGTTGTTTATGTCAGGATTTTATGCTGCTTGTCAGTATAAACTATCAGGAAATAAATAATTTTTTGGTACTTGACAGATTAGTAATTCAAGATGTATATTTACCAAACATTTAACGGAAAGGAGAAAACAAATGAAAAAAAGAGTTTATATTTATTCAGGTGAATATGAAAATTACTTGGAAGATGAACCTGATTATTTAACATCTGTTGTTGAAATCAATGAAGAACTTTATAAACGGATAAAGGATTATGAAAAGGAACATCAAGAAATACAAAAAATAATGGATAAACTTTATGATGATGGAAAAATATTGGATTCACAAACAAAAGTTAAATTGGAAAAAATGAAAAGGAAGGAGAAAAAATATGAATCATAAAACAAGGCATTTGATTTATGAATGTATTTCAGATTATTTTCAAATACCAATTTCAACGGCAAGGCAACTTTGTTATATGACTATAGTTGGTGCTGATTTCAGTTTTAAAATGTCAGAAGAAATTGTATGGCATAATATTTATCATTCCTTGAAAACAAATGATGAAAGATTTATCAAGGTATTGGAAAATGAAATGGAAGCAATAAATAAAGATGCAGAATTAAAAAGAAAATTGGATAAATTCATTTTGTATAATGGCATTGAATCAGGGGAATTGAAGAGTTTTAAATCTTATTTGAAAGGATGAATATGAAAAAAAATATTATAATAAAAAAAGTAAACAATAAAAGTGATGTTTGTTTACTTTGCAATAATGGAAATGAGGCAGAACAATTGTGGAGTATTAAATTAGGAAATAATATTCTAATTCTTTGTGGTTTTTGTTGTGGTAATCTAGGATATAAACTAATCCATGAAACTGACTAAAGAAAGGATGAATATGATTCTTTGTGTTTTGTTAATTTTGGAGGTAATTTTTCTTTTGTGGATTGACACAACTAAATAAAGAAAGGAGAATAGAAAATGCAAATTACAAACTATCTTAGGGCTGGTTATGCTTCTGTTTTTTGTGAGGCAATTGAAATTAAACGCTGTGTTAAATCCATTTCAGTTGATTTGCCATTTGAGAAATTGGAATGGGACTTTGTAACAGGATTGGAAGTTAATAAACAAAAGGAAGAAGCCAATCAAGTTGAAATTCTTAACAAGGCAACTGAATTACAACAAAAGGCAATCATTCTGGAAAACTTTGATTTGTTTCTGGAAAACCCCATTATTATGCAAACATTCCTGAATAATTATGAAACATATAAATCCAATCAGGTTTGTTTGGTAATGGTAGGAAATTCCTCATCCAAGATTCCCGTTATTTTAAAAGAACTGATTCCTGTAATTGAGTTCAATCTTCCCAATAAAGAAGAAATCAGGAAGATTGCAGAAATTATTTCCACCACAGCGGAAGAAGATTTTAAACAATCCAAAGATTATGATAAGAATAAAAAGGAATTCGATTTCCATGTATCTGAAGAATTGATTTCCGCTTGTCTAGGATTAAGTCATGAAGAGGTTGAAAGCATTTTAGCCCTGTCGCTCATTGAACATAAAAAATTGGATACAAAAACAGTCTTAGAAAGAAAAAGGCAAGTAATAAGACAAACTGGATTTATGGATTTTATAAACCCAGAACCAATAGAAAATTTAGGAGGGTTAGATAAATTAAAAGAGTATATTTTTAAAAGAAAAGAAGCGTTTATTGAGGGAAGTATAAAACCAAAAATAAAATCAATGGTGATGGCCGGTTTTCCCGGAACAGGTAAAACGATGGCCGCAAAGGCAATTATTTCTATTTTTGATTGGCCAGGAATAATTCTTGACGTAGGTTCTTTAAAAGGTGGAATCGTTGGTGAAACAGAAAAAAATGTAAGACATGCCTGCAAAACAATTGACGCTTTTGGAAGATGTATTGTAATACTGGATAAACAAATCTAATCTTGTTCAGTATAAATCCCCTTAATTGCTGGAAACCCCTTAGAGCCAATTGAACTACAACGTAGCTGGAAACGGCAAGCGTGAATGTTTGAAAATCAATTGGATTGGGCAATCAGCAGCCAAGTGCCTTTAAAATGGTGAAGGTTCAGAGACTATCCCGTAAGGGAGTAGGATTCAAGTGAATCCGAAATGGGGGACAAATAACAAAAATTCCTTTATTTTCTTGACTTCATAAATTCTCTATCCTATATTCTTAAAATAAGTTTTCAGCACAAAATAGGACAAGGGAGATTTTATTATGTGGTCCAAGAAACGTGGTAGATGCAAAGGGTGCCGTTCTATTCGTTACCGTCATCAAGCAAAGGGATTATGCACAAAATGTTATTTAGAAAAATATCGTAATAACCCACAAAACAAAGAAAAAAGCAAGAAACACAAAAGTGAATGGCTTAAAAAACAACCAAAAGAATATGGCAAAATGCGTAGAGAACAACTACATTTTGGTGGTAAAAGAGAATTAGCTTTAGAAAGAGATAATTATACTTGTCAAAAATGTGGGGAAAAAGATATTCCTAAATTAACTGTGCATCATATTGATGGTAATGGTAGAAAGCATAAAACACCAAACAATAAACTTAGTAATTTGCAAACTTTATGCAGAACATGTCACATTAAAATCCACAAGTATGATTTAGTAAAAGGAAGAAGAACAATAAAAAGTGGATTTTGGAGCAAACACCATGATTTATGCAAAGTTTGCGAAACAACCGAAAGAAAACATTATGCTTTGGGCCTTTGTGTCTTATGCTACAAAAGGGTAGTTAGAAAAGCCAAAAAGGAAGGCTTGTTATTTGAAGATATAGTCCGAACTTATGAGAAATCATAAGAGGAATAATGGAAACGATTATTCCAAAACAAAAAAGGAGATTGAAAAAGCCTTTGCAGGTGCGTCCGGTCAAAATCTTGATTCTGGTGTAAGTCAAGGGATGTTGGGTTATTTTTTAACATGGATGCAAGAGCGTAAATCAGAAGGAATTGTTATTGCTACTGCAAATGATTTATCAAAATTACCTCCAGAATTTCTTCGTGCTGGTAGGTGGGATTGTATTTGGTTCGTTGATACGCCAAATGAAAATGAAGTAAAAGTTATCATTGAAATTATGAATAGGCGGTATCATTCAAAACTTCCTACCGATTCCAATTTCTGTAAAGAATTGGCTGAACAACAATGGACTGGTGCTGAAATTGAACAATTGGCTAAAGATTCCCATTTCGATGATTTGGATACGGCAATGAATAATATTCCTTTGCTATCCAGTTTCAGAAAAGAAGAAATGGATGAAATCAGGAAGAAAGCTAAAATGTTTCGTGCTGCCAGTAGTAAAGGAGAACCAATCAGAAAGAAAATTCAATTGAAAACAAAACCTGTTGCTGCCGGTAGAAAACTGAATCTTCATTGAAAGGAGAAAATATGACAAGGGAAGAGATTGAAAATACTGATTGGGCAAAGGAATTTAAAGCTGATTCTCCTATTAGTTATGAAAAAGGAATTAAATATGCTTTGCAGGAAAATTTAGAAGTTTTTCTTGCTTTTAATTGTGATGTTGGTTTTTGGCAATATTCCATTTGTGTTTCAGAATACCCTCTATTTTGGATGGATGCAAAAGAAACGAAGGAAGAAGCTATCAAATTATGCAAAAAAATGGGTTGGAAAATTATTGAATAAAGGAAAGGAGAAAATAAATGGAAACTTTAATTGATTGTGTGTTTCAGGAATGTCTTTTGAATAATGAAGAAAAATGTACGGGAGAAGAACATAAAAGTATTCCCAATTCAATTTATTGTAAAAAATTTAAAGTACAAAGAATGAGTAAAATTGTTACCCAAGAAATTTTGAATGAAAGGCTACTGGTTAAAAACATCAGACAAGCATTAAAGGAGGTATAATTATGAGTCACTTTAGCCGTATTGACCTAAAAATTACTGATTTGAATTGTTTGAAAAAAGCAGTTAAGAGACTTGGTGGGGAATTCAGGGAAAATCAAACAAGTTATAAATGGTGGGGGAGATATATGGGTGATTCCCCATTGCCTGAAGGATTGACTGTAAACGATTTGGGGAAATGTGACCATGCAATCTCATTTCCCGGCAAAGCACAATATGAGATTGGCGTTGTTAAATCAAAAACAAAACCAAAAAATTATGAGTTGCTTTATGATTATTGGCAATCAGGTGGTTTGAATCAGGTTGTTGGTCAAAATGCCGGTTTGCTTAAACAGGCTTATGGAATTGAAGCAGCAAAAACGCAAGCACTGTTATCTGGATATACTACAACAGAGAGAAAAGAAAAAGATGGTTCTGTTAAATTGGTAATCAGTGTAAGTTGAAGGGAAAACAATATGGAACTTAATCTTAAAATAAATCCAGATGGTACAATTGAATCATTGTATAATGATTTCTTGTCTGACTTTGAAGGAAATAAAGAAATCCAGAGAGCAAGCGAAGTGGAATTTTCTGATGATATGCAAAATTGGATTGTTACAATTCTAATTGGCAATTATAAAGGGTGCTGCTTGCCAAGATTGTTTAACAAGAGACAGGAAGCCATTAACGCAGAAATTGAATTCTTTAATCAGGAATTATTCAATTAAAAGAAAGGAGTAAATAAAATGAAGGAAATTGTGGTAATAATTAAACCAGACGGCAGTTCAAGCGTAGAGGCTTTTGGATTCAAAGGAACAAGTTGTAAAGACGCAACAAAAGAAATTGAAAAGGCATTGGGTAAAGTTGCTTCTGATAAGTTGAAGCCTGAGTATTATGAAACAGAACGTGTAGGAACAACAATCAAGATTAAATAAAACAATTCGGGGAGTTGCCTCCCTGAAAATAAATAAGTAAGGGAGGCTGATTTAATTATGAGAAAAGATGGACTGACAACTTATGAAAGAGTTGAAATTGAAGAAAGAATTGATACTTGGTTTGAAGGAAAAAATGATAATCAAATTGATGGATATGATTTTGATGATATTGTAGAAGCAATTATTGGAATAGTTGAAAATACTATTACGGTTGATTTGGTAAATGTGAGAAAATTCACTGATGTAAATAAATTCATTGAAAATAAAGTACAAAATAAATTAAAAGAAATTGAAAGTAGAATAAGGGAAAAAGAAATAAAAAGTGTAAGGGGAAAATTTAAAAAGAAAGAAAAAGTAAGCCTTGGAATTGAAGTAACCAATGCCATATTTAAACAAAAGAGGATTGGGTATAATGACAGATATACACCAACAAAGGCACTAAGTAATGTAATATTTTCTTCTGTAGAAAAAAATTCTAGAGATGAAATAGTATTCTCCATATTTTGTAACAATAAAAATGAATTTAAAGATGTAAAATATGTAAAGGGAACATTTGCATTTAATGTGTTGGATGAAAATAAAAAAGAAGAAACACCAAATTATATAGAAAGAATGGTTTATAATTATACAAACAATAATTACAATAGACAGTATAGTTATGAGGGGTTGCTAAAAGTATTATCTATTGATAATACTGAGGTTTTTATTGAATTTATTGGTAAAAGTTTAAATGGGGATTTTTTAAAATATATGGCTGATAGAAAAGAATTTATTTTAAAGAGATTGGAAGAAGAAAAGAAAAAGGAAATGCTGGCTAATAGAAAAATAAATAGGCGATTTCATTTTTAAAGAAAGGAGGAAATAATGAGTTTAAGTGATTCATTTGATATAAAAGAAAAATATGATGAATATAAAATAGAAGTAGACATTGAAACAGCACAAAGGGAATTTTTACCTATAGATATTCAATTTAACACTGTAAAAACCAAATACAAAATATTTAGTATTGTAGAACCACTTAAATTCAATGTGGTGACTAGAAAATTATTAGGCAATTCTGGAGAAATAATTGGACAATCACCAACAACAATTGAAATTGATATAGTTACAAGTGGAACATTCTTTGATTCAAATGATATTAAAAATGAAGTTTGTTTAAGTTTTAAAAACAAACAATATGGTTTAATTTATGGATATATAAAGGATACAAAGATAAGTCAGAAAGTAGGTAGCAATTACGTTTGTCTTGAATTTAAATTTGTTGGTGTGCTTGGTACATATTTTATGGATACAAAGAACGAAGAAGAAATTAAGAAAACAATAAGAAAAATAAATAGGCGATTTCATTTTGATTGACGAGAAAAAATCCATTGGCTACAATGGAACTTCTTGATTGAAAGGGCACAATTTATGAAGAATAAAAAATTTATAGCCCACGTTGAATTTGATTCTCTTGTGATCTATGTTTCTGCAAAAAACATGGCTGAAGCCAAGAAAAAGATTATTGGAAAGGTAAGTAAAAGAAGTATTAAAAAACTTATAGATAAACACAATTTTTTCATTGATGAATGTTCATTTTAAAATTTTAGAACTATTAAAAACTACTAAACAACAAATAAAGAGAGGAGGAAGTAATGAATGAGAAAACGGGTAAAATTAAAAGGCTAAAATTGAGAGGAAAAGAAAGACCAAAAATCGCAACGGGTAAATCGAATGAGATTAATATCTTTAACCTTGGAACCCTTCTTCAGTTTGAATCCCATTGTTGGCAAGCGGTAAAAAGAATTCCCAAAGATAAAGCTAAAAAATATGGTAAGGATTTTGAAAAGGGTTGGATGAAAGCCAATAAAAACCTGATTAATAGGAAAAAATTGGAAGACATTCAATCTTATATTTCTGAATCCAGAAAAATGATTAATTCCTATGCCCTTCCTTTTCCAATCAAAGGTATTTACTTTATTCCCAATAATGCTGTTGAAAAAATCAATAGTGGTCTGAGAACCATTGCTGATGAAATGGGAGTCAGAGTAGAAGAATTTTCCCAACAATACTCTGAATACATTTTGGAAGCTAAGGAAGAATTGGGGGAGGAATCTTTCAATGAAGCAGATTATCCAATTAATATTAAATCTAGGTTTGGTATTTATTGGAGATTCTTTGAAATGACTGTTCCCTCTTCCATCACCAATGAAATCAAAGAAGAAGAAACAAAACGGTTTAATGATTTGATGCAACAGGCTAAGACGGAAGCTGTTATTGCATTGCGGGAAGGGTTTGCAGAAATCGTAAATCATTTGACTGATACTCTTTCGGGAAAGATTGATGGAGAAGAAAGGAGAATTAGGGCAACATCCCTTGAAAAAGTATCTGAATTTTTCAATGAGTTCCAATCTAAAAACGTATTTAAAGATAGTGAATTAGAATTGTTGATTAAGAAAGCGAAAGAGGTAGTCAGGGGTGTTTCTCCCAAAGATTTGAGAGATGATAATTCTTTGGTTAAATTGATTCATAATCAATTGGGGGAAATCAAAGAACAGTTGGATAATTCCACGGAAACCATTCGTAGACGTTTCACTTTTTAAATGGGAGGATAAAGAAAATGACAAAGAATCAAAAACATGCTTTGAAAATTGCCCTTGACTGTAACTTTGGTTTTAGTCAAGAGAGAACATTAAAACACTTTGATTCCTTTTGTTCTATAGCAGATGAAAGGGGAATTAACTTAGAACATACTGATGATTGGGAAAATAATTGGATTGATTTTATGCTCGGTGCCTATTTTGAAGCCAAGGAAGGATAATATGGATTACATTGAAATATTTAAAAACTATACTCTCTGTGTTTATTTGTTTTTTACAATTTGTTTTTGGGTATATCTTATTCATTTCTGTATTCAGAAATTTAAACAACAAAAACAAAGTATTTTTGTAACAATTGTTTTCTTTGTTTTGTCAGTTATTACAACTCCTTTCATTTGGCCTTATATTTCTGCTCGTTTCCTTATTAAGTACATGACAAAGGAAACAAAATGAAAAAACTATCCTTGAAATCAAAAGAAAATTCAGAGGAAGAAAGGAGTAATAAATCAGAAAGTGATTTAGAATTCATTATTAATAATCTGCAAATAGATAAATTCAAACTGGATGATGCTGCTGTTAAACAAATTGAATTATTTAACAAAATATCCAAAATTCTGCCAAAAGCAAGAGAGGCAGCATTAAGGGCAAAAAATAGGTTAGAAATCATTGAATCAGAATTATCAAAAGAAATGAGAAAAAATCCAAAATTGTACGGTTTGGATAAAACAAGTGATACCGTAATCACAAAGGAGGTAAAGAATCAAGATACATATAAACGGGCATTTTCAGCTTATTGTTTTGCAAAAGCAAAAGAAGATGAGTTTTCTATTACATTAAACAATATTCAAGAAAGGGGAAGAATGATAAAACTGCTTTATGATATGTGGGTTAATAGTTACTATGTTGATAATCACCAATTTGTAACAAAGAAAAAGCACCCATTAAAAACAACAGAGGATTACTAACAGGAGGAACAAACAAATGGCTTTGAAAAAGAAATTGGGAAAAGGTAAATCGTCTGATTCTGATATCCGCGGAAAATTCAAAAAGAGGGATAAAACTATTCTTGAAAAAACGTACAATGAAAGGGAGGATAGAAGTAAAGCAGGTGGTGGTGGAAAATCTTATTTCAATCAGGAAAAATTGGAAGAATTCAATATCAAAGAATATCAACCTCACAAGGGGGATAATTACTTTGAAATTCTCCCGGTTTCTTATGAATCGGATATTCCCTATCATTTTGGTTGTTCCGTCCATTTTGGTACAGGCATTGCCAATGATATTTTTCTTTGTTTGCTTCGGTATAATGGAAAACCCTGCTATCGTTGTGAACAACAGCAATTGAAATACAGGGAACACCCTAAAGGTGCTAAACCTACGGATGAAATCAAAAAACTTTATCCCACAGACAGGGAAATTTATCTGCTTTGGGATAGAACAGAAGAATTGGCAGAAAATAAAGACCCCGAATATCAATTGTATCTTTGGGGTGCTCCGAAAACAAAAGTACATGCTGAAATCCAGATTCTTGTCAGGGATAAGAAAAAGAAAACCACTCTTGATATTTCTGACGTTGATGAAGATGGAGAAGGCAGAACGGTTAATTTTGAAAAGATTCAGAAAAATAAAGATGATTTTCCCGAATATAAAGGATTTTCACTTTTGGGAAGGGATGAACCTATCCCTGATGAAGTTCTTTCCCAATTGAAAGAAATCATTGAAGCAGCAGAAGAATGCAATTATAAACATCCTCTGGAAATGTTTTTGCATATTCCTGAATATAAAGAAGTCAAGGAATCCATGCTGACTGAAGGGGGTGGTGAAAGTGATGAAGAGGAAGAAGAAGACAAACCAAAGGATAAAAAGAAAAAGTTTGGAAAGGATAAAGATAAAAAGAAAGATGAAGAGGAAGAAATTGATGAGGATGCCCTTCTTGAAAAACTTGAGGGGCTTAAAGAAAAACTTGGGGATATGAATAGATTTAAGTTTAAAAAATGGTGCGAAGAAAATGATTATGAAGATGCGGCTGAAATGGATAAAGAAGAAGCCATTGAAGCCATTGTTGATGACTTATACTCAAAAATGCTGGACAAAACAATTGGGGCAATTCCATTTTAGTATTTAAATGAATTCATAGTGGGTAAGAAAAGTAAAACGGAGAATGGAAAAAGGTTTGTCAGTTGCCGTCATTGAGGGCTGAGAAATGAATATACCTTGGCTAGCCAGCAAAAGAGGACACTGTTTATTTCTTGGAGCGACCTGATTCGGTTTCGATGAAGCAAATCTTTAATACCTCACCGGCCCACTATGAATTTTTAAAAAGAAAGGAATAAATAATGAAAGAAACAAAAAATTTAGTAGCAATTGAATCATTATTAATGGGGTTATATTTACACATAGAAATTCTTATTCTAGGACATAAATTAAATAAAGATGCAAAACAATTACTTGATAATTTTTGTGATTCATTTAATAAAAATGAAGAAAATGGTTTGGGTGCTTTTTGGCATAGTCGAAACCAAATGTATAAACTGATTTATTTTGATTCCCCAAACTTAATAAAAGAAATAGAAAAAAATCCAACATTCTCTGCATCAGATTTGGATAAAGAATTAATAAATTTTATACAATCTTATAGGGAATTTAAAGAAACAGATGACTCCATTTTTGATGGTGATGTTAAAAATTATCCCCATGGTGTAATTGAACGTGAGATTAAAAAATTACTGCCAGATGCAGCAAATAAATTAAGAACAATTTTAAATGAAATAGAACACGCAAGGAAGAAATTAAGGGAAATTGAAGATGATATTTATTGGAAGAAAGTATCATTGGGTTTAATTGAAAAGGAGTAAATAATGAAATACCTTATTATATTTATTCTGTGCTTTTGTTTTATTCTTTATTGTGGACATAAAATTGCAGAGTATAAAGTAAATGAGGTAACAAAATTATTTGAAGAAAAAATCAATTATATAAAAGAACAAAAAGATAAAAAATCAGAATTGTTAAAAAAAGTATTTGGTGAAAGAATAGGAAATAAACCCATATTATCATTGCAGGTTACGGCAACAGGTTATACAGCAAGAAAGGAAGAATGTGATGATAACCCCGAAACAACAGCAAACGGCACTCCTTCAAGAGTAGGCGTAATTGCTATTTCAAGAGATTTGGAAAAGGAAATAGGTTTATCCCTTGGTCAATTTGTTTTAATTGAGGGATATGGATTATTTAAAATAGAAGATAGAATGAATTCAAGATGGAAAAGACGAATTGATATATTACATGGAAATTTAAAAGCAGCACAATTATTTGGAACCAGAAAAGTTGAAATCATTTGGATAGGAAAAGGAGAAGCATAAATGAGCCGTCTTAAATTGAGTAATAAACATATTGAAGAAGAAAAACCAAAAAAGAAAATATCTCTGAAAAAAGCATTGACAGAAGAACCAGAAGAAAAAAAGGAAAATGAAAGAATTGATTTTCTTAATACTGGTTCCATTGTTTTAAATCTTGCTGCTTCTCAAAAAGGAAGAAGGGGAGGATGGGCAAGGGGTAGGGTTATTAATATAGTCGGAAATGAGTCAAGTGGCAAGTCGCTTTGTAATTTAGAAATGTTAGCAAATGCTTTTCATACATTTAAAAAAGAAAATAACCTTCCTTCTTATGTTTTCCCAAAGGTTAAGAATCTGATTATGGTTTATAATAATGTAGAAGGGATTATGGATTTTCCCTTGGAGTCCCTTTATGGTGAAGATTTTGTAAAAGCAATTGAATGGGTTTCTTCTAAAACCTGTGAAGAATTTGGTAGAGATGTTCAAAGAAGAGTTGATGCTTTAAAACAGGGTGATTGTCTTTTATACGTTGTTGATTCTTTGGATGCAATGGTTTCTTCAGCACAAAAGGAAAGAACAGAAAAAGCATTGAAGACAGACAAGGATGAAGATGCCGCTTATGGTGCTGAAAAAGCCAAATATTTTTCTGGTGCATTTTTCAATAACCTTTGTGAAAAACAACAGGGGAAAGATGCTACCATTTTTATGATTTCTCAATTGAGAGAAAATATTGGTGGTGGAATGTTTGCAGAAAAATATAAAAGAACAGGTGGAAAAGCATTGGATTTTTATTCTCACCAAGTTTGTTGGTTGCGGGTAAAAGATAAATTGAAAAAAACATTTAGAGGGCATGATAAAATCTTTGGTGTTCGTGACCATGCACTTTTCAAAAAGAATAAATGTGCAAAACCCTTCAGGGAAGCAGAATTTACTATTCTATTTGATTACGGTTTGGATAATATCGGTTCCATGACAGATTATTTGTTTGGGCCACAAGTTAAAGTTATTGAATGGAATGATGAGAAGTATAAACGGGATGAATTTATTGATTTGATTGAAAACAATAAAAAAGAATATGAAAAATTGGTGGATAAGATAGAAAAAGATTGGGCTGAAATTGAGGACGCAATTAAACCAGATAGAAAAAACAGGTGGGAATAATGTCTAAGAAAAATTATCTTTCCAAATCCCAAATTGCAATTATTGGCAAACTTAAAATGGGCTGGTATCTTCAATGTGATTTGGTTACTCTTATGTGGCAAATCAAGAATGAAGAATTAAGTGAAGCGGAAAGAATAAATAAAAATTCAATAAATAAGTTGTTTCTGAATAATATGCTTAAAAAACTTCCTTCGGATGATAGAAGCCTATATAACCTTTATATTTTAAAAGAATGAAAGAGGGGGTGATATGGAGACAATAAAACAAACAATCATAATCATTCTTATTTATGCCTTTTTTGCTTTTCTTCTAATTCACGTTCCTTCTTCTCATGCTAAGGATGCTGTGATTCATACTTATGATGATTCTTATTTCTTTTTGGATTACAGTAAACAAGAAATTATTGTCTTACCTAATGATGAAATAATTAATACTGAAGACTTGGATAATTTAAAAGAAAATGATGAACCATTAAGAACAAACGAGGGAATTGAAATTTACAGAGGATATGATAATCAATATTTCATGGAAGAGGAAAACCATGATGAAGATTAAATTGAAGGAATCAAAATATGGAAATTATCAATTTTGTAAAAGAGATGATTTAATAAATTTATGGATTAACCAATATTATAAAGATAAAGTCGTAGTTGTTCTTTATGACTCTTACAAAGCATTTGAATCCATTCCTTTTCTGAATATTCTGAAAAGGGATAGGTTGCCTGTCTACCTTGAAGGTATCCAATCAGAGTATACTTTTGTTGAATTTGAAACACCAGAAAAAGCCTGTGATTTTGTATTTGGATTTGAATATAAAACTGAATTAAAATGGGTTATTTATAATAATGGAAAACTTCACATGAGGTCAAAATGAATGTCCATACTTTGGTATCTCCACAAAATGTTTCTTTTCTTATTGAGCAAGCTAGAAAAACCCCTACAGGTATTTTTGTGGAGGTTGGGGTTTATAAGGGTGGCACAGCATATTACTTGAATCAATTGGCTAAAGAAAGAGGAAATGAATTATGGTTGTTTGATACATTTGAAGGAATGCCAGAAAGTACACCGGGAATTGATTCTCACTTGGTTGGTGATTTTGCTGATTGTTCTTATGAAGTGGTTAAAAAATTAATTCCTGAAGCAAGAATATTTGCGGGTGTATTCCCCAAAACATTCTTTGATTTCACTTTTAAATATGGAATGAATCCAATTGCCTTTGCACATATTGATTGTGACCAGTATGAAAGTATTAAGAATTGCATAAGATATCTTATACCATTTCTGGTTACTGATGGAATTATGTACTTTGATGATTATGGTTGTTTGGAAGGGACAACAAAAGCAATTGATAAATTTTGTCCTGATAGAATCATATTGGAAAATGGAAAAGCCATGTATGTAAAAATTTAATGGAGTAATTAAAATGGCAAAAGGCGGTTTATTTGAAGGTGAAGTCAGTAAGAAATTATCATTGTGGTGGACGGAAGATAAAGAAGAATCTGTTTTTTGGCGTACATCTTCTTCAGGAGCAAGGGCAACATCAAGAAGGAAAACAAATAAAGATGTTCAAAAGGATGATTTTGGAGATTTAAAAGCAGAAGCAGATATAGGAAAGCCATTTACCAATTTCTTTTCACTTGAATTAAAAACAGGTTATGCTAAAAAATCCAAATCAAAAGCAAAAAAGCATGAAGGAAAAGAAGTTTTAAAAATTGTCAATTGGGATATTCTTGACCTTATTGATTCTTCACAGAGTAAATGCCAATTTGCTTCCTTTTGGGAGCAAGCGGAAAAAGACTCTCAAGAAGCAAAAAAGGAACCATTACTTATTTTTAGAAGGAATAACAAGCAATCAAGTATTGCAATGTATTCTGATATATTCAATGCCATTATTAGAAAATGTAATCATCCAGAATTTGAATATATTACAATAAATTTCTGTTCTGAACATTTGTGTTTTCCTCCAATTACTATTTGTAATCTTTACAAGTTCTTTGAGTGGACTAAAGGAAAAATAAAACCGTCATTAGGTGATGGTGGAAATTATAAATGCAACTTTATTGATTTTAATTTAAAACGGGTTTTATTTAACAGGAACAGAGGAAAGGAATAAAATATGGATAATGATAGAGAAGAAATAATTTTAATAAAATCACCAACAGAACAAAGAATTTTTACAGTTTCTAAAAAATGTAACATTTTGATTCTTCCAACACCAGTATTAACAGAAGAAGACAGTTTTGGTTGTTTTGGTAGTATTCAATATACTAGAACCAATTTAAAGATTGATGGAAGAACAGTATTTAAATAATGAAAGGAGTGATATATGAGTCTATTTAAGAATCCACATGCTAATCAAAGATATTTTGAAAGAGTACATCCTGATACTGCATCCAAGAAAGATATTGTCAAAGCATTACAACATCCAAGTAATGTTGAATATATCAAAAGACTGACCGAAGGGAGGTCAATGGTTTATATTCATCTGCCAAATGATAATATTGTAAAAGCTATCATAAATAAAAGGAAAAAAGAAATTGTAACAATTTTGCCGTGGAAAGATATTTATAAAATTGAAATTCCCATTCATAATTTAATAAATTATTATATTGTTGATTTTTACCCTGATTGTTTTTTAGAAACAAATAATCCATCAACTTTGAACAAAATAAAAAAATATCAATATGCAAATTTCATGTACGAATATATTGAATACAACAATTCTGACTTTGAACCAATTATTTTAAAAGCATGGGAAAAATATGAAAAAAATAATCCTGAAAAAGAAACCAAAGAAAGTTGAATTAAAGAAAAAAGAAAATAATAAAGACAGACAACCAAGTAATGACACATATCCAAGTAAAAAGGTTGAACAATTTCATAATACACTTGATAGAAATATAAAGTTATCAGAAGAAAGGAATAAAACTTTAGGAAAACCAGAAATTGGTAAATGGTACAATTATAAAGAAAGATTTCCCCCTAATGACTTCAACCAATGGATTGCTGTTGAATCAGAACAAGAAAATATAGAAGCACATAAATCAGCGGTTATGCTACAACATTATATTTCTGACGTTTTTTGTTGTGATAGAAAACCAAGATACCCAAAATGGACACTAATTCCAAAACAAAAGGAGAAATAAAAATGGAATGGCCTGAAAGTTTTACTTTTGTTGGTTTATTTGCTTGCGTTGCTTTTGTAATTTTTTCCTTATCACAGTGTCAAATTAATGCAAACAATAAGGAAGCAGAAACAGTACAAAATTTTGTAAATGAGGGTTATATTCAAGAAACAGGAAGAGATGGTAAAATTTGGATTAAAAAGGAGAAATAAATAAAATGGATATTAAAGATTTGAAAGACATTCCTTGCGGTAAATGTGGTTCTTTGTTTTTTACTCAAATCACCAGACTTAAATATGTATCTGCTTTACAGAATCCAGAAGGAAAAGAAAGTATTGCCAGAATGGTTGGTTTGGTTTGTACTGATTGTGGTTGTTCTGATTCAGAATCATTTAAAGTATTTGAAGAAAAGCAAAAGGAAGAATTTGAGAGTAATATTATTCCTATTAGGAGATAAATAAAATGACTACAAATCATTACATTGGTTTGATTATTGGTATTCCATCCATTATCTGGTTTGGTTTTTGTACTAATGCAGAAACAACAGTGGCATTATTTCTCTGCCTTTTTGCAAATAATCTTTCCCAAAAATAAAAGGAGGTAAATAACATGGGTGGTCCATTTTGTTTGTGTACTGAATGCAAAGCAGAAAGAAATAAAAGATATGCAAAAGAGGAAAAAGAAAGAGAAAGAGTAGCACGAATGATATATGAAATAAAAAATCCACCTGAAGATTTTTTGGATGATATTTTGCCATGATTAAAAAATTATCAATAAAGGAATTTCTAATACACAAAAATAAAGAAATTGAGTTTACCAATGGAATTAATGCTATCGTTGGAGAAACTGCCAAAGGTAAAACTGCTATTATCTATGCCTTAACCATGCTTCTTGAAAACCAACCAAGAAGTGCAGAAAAGATTTTCCATAGGAAAGGAGCAAAAACACCAATAGAAATTGAATTAGAAGATAATAAAGGAAATATCATAAAAAGAACTAAAAAGAAATATTCTTTGAATGGTGTTGCTTTCAAAGCGTTCAATAAAGAAGTCCCACAACCAATTAGAGAATTATTTCCACTTAAATCCATTAACTGGCACAATCAATTTGACCCTCATTTTCTTATTATGTCTACACCGGGAGCAGCAGCTAAGGTTCTCAGTGCTTCTACTGGATTGGAAGAACAGGAAGAAATTGTAAAAGAAATAAAAGATAGATTATCTGACTGTAAATCAGAAATAAAAAGACTACATGTTAATAACAATGAAGCTAAAGAAAGGATGAAAAAACTTAGACCTGTTGTTAAACACTTAATGCAAGCTAGGTCTATTAAATCAAAACAAGGCGAATTAGATAAAATTCAAGTGGAAATGGAGGAAATAGAAACTTTAGTTGTTAAATCTAATGAAATTGAGAAAAAAATCAGAAAATACAATATAGAACAATATTTGTCAGATATAACCAAAACCATTGATTTACTGAAAGAACTTGAAAAAGTTGCAGAAGAACATGAACTTTTAGTTGACATTTTGGGTCATCTGAAAGACACTGAAGCCGTTATTCCTGTTGAACGTATTTCTTATTTTATAGGAGAAATAAACAACATCAATAAACTACTCCCCGCCCTATCAAACGATGAATCTTCCTATAATGCTATTCAGCAAATCCTAGATACACTCCAAAATTTTGATAATGATTTAAAAAATAATGAAAAAGAAATAAAGGAAAAAGAAAAAGAATTTAATAGTCTGGTGAAAGAATTAGGTGTTTGTGAAAATTGTCCATTATTCTAAAAAGGAGATATTTTAAATGGAGGATAGTACAATTGTAACCTATTATGTTTATTGTTATGACTGTGGTAAAACTTTTCCAGCAGAACAATTGGTTGAGGACAAATTAGGAAATACCAAATGTGCTCATTGCGGCAGTACAAAACATACAGAAAATGATTAATTATGTTAATTCTTATTTGTGGTGACTTCCATATAACGGGTAAAAACCCAATAAGCCGATTGGATGATTTAACTGAGACACAATTTTTAAAATTAAATGAGATTAAAGATTTTGCAAATAAACATAATTGCCCCATTGTTTCTGTTGGTGATTTTTTTCACGTTCCTATAATTGCTAATAGTATTCTTAATAGAGTTGGAGAAATTTTAAATCAATTAGATAACCCTTGGTATACTTGTTGGGGCAATCATGACACACTTTATCATTCAGTTGAGTTAGCCAATCGTACAAGTCTTGGGGTATTATTGACAAATCATCCAAAGATAAAACATATAACAAAGTTTAAAAATGATTATGGCGTTTCCTTCGATTATACCGATTGGGATACACCAACAAAGGAAAATAATTCAAAGTTTCTTTTATCTCATAAGGCTATAATTTCTGAAAAACAATCCAAGTCAAATTTCTGGATTGAGAAAGATGAAACCTTTGCAAAACAAGTTGGAAAATGGTCTGACAAATATAAAATAATTATATGTGGACATTGGCATATCTCATACCGTTTCAAACACAATAAAACACTGATAATCAATAGTGGTCCAATTAATCGCTTGACCATAGAAGATAATCTGCAACCATCTGTTGTTTTACTTAATTTAGAAACAGGTATTTTTAAAAGACACTACTTAGAATCTGCAAAACCATTCGATGAAATCATCTCTGCCAAACATATTATCAGAAAGGAGAATAATTCAGAAAATATTAAAAAGTTTATTTCCGCAATTAATAAAAAAAGAAGTAATTATGATTCAGCATTTATGGATTATTTAATGGAAATTGTTGATAACCATGAGTTAGATAAAGACATGGAGGAATTATTGGTTAATATTCTAGCTAAAACAAAAGAAAGGAAAAACAAATGAATGATGGAAACAACAGTAGAAGATTTAAAGTAATGACAATTTCAAACGAAAACATGCTTAAACTTATGACAGGAGAAATACGAATTAAGAATATTCCAGAATATACAAAACTGCGTGAGGCTTTTCCTAGGGATTTTTCAAGGTGTTGGGGAATAGTTATTGAACATCCTAGTTTTCCAGAAGTACCATTAGGAATGGAATGTGAAAGTTTTGTTCTTGAGATTGAAGAAACTGGAAAAAGAAATGGAAGAAAACTTTACTTTGACTAATTGCTAAAATAAATAATTAAAAAGGAGAAATTGTTACAATGAAAGTCATCGAACCATCTTTTGAAATTATTGAAGGATTATCCTATCAACAAATGCTTCAAATTGTTGAAGGTGCTTATCGTATCTGTTATGCTTCAGAACCTAAAGGAGATTCCGAAGAATTTATTCGTTCCAAAATGAAATTGAAACATTATAGCCCATTGGAGCATTGCTCAATTACCGTTGATTTTTCTTTTGACCGAGGAATAAGCCACGAAGTAGTCAGACACCGCTTAGCAGCATTTTCACAATCAAGTACACGTTATTGCAATTTTTCCAAAGATAAATTTGGAAAAGAAATTACTGTAATAAATCCCTTCTTTTTTAATCCCTCTGATAAAACCAAAGATATAGCACTTCCATTTCCTGTATTTTATGAAGAAAACACTTCATGGAATTTAATTGATGATACTGGTTGTGATATTTGCACTCTGAATAAATTTGATGTTTGGTATATTGCTTGTCTTTATTCTGAATGGGCATATTTGACCTTATTGGAAATGGGTGCTAACCCTCAAGAAGCACGTTCCGTATTACCTAATTCCCTTGCTACAAAAATAAGAGTTACTGCAAACATTCGTGAATGGATTCATATTCTTAATTTAAGAGCAATTGGGACTACAGGCAAACCACATCCACAGATGGTTGAAGTAATGGTGCCTCTACTTAATCAACTCAAAAAAGATTACCCTGTATTCTTTGAAGACTTAATTGTGAATTAATAATAAAATCATATTATTAATTCTTGTATTTCTTTGGATTATGGAGTACCATATATGGGAATAAATACTATTAAAGAGAGAAAAAGATTAGAAAATATCAAAGAACAATTAGAAAAATTGAAAGAAAAGCAAAGGGAAACAGAAGCAGAAAAGAAAATGCTAATGAAGAAGTTAAAAGATGATTATGGGTGTTCTAACATAAAAGAAGCTGAAACACTGTTGGAAGAACTGGAAGAAGAAAAGGAAGAAAAAGAAAAAGAAATAAATAAAAGAAATGAAAAACTGATTAGTGATATGAAAGCTGAAGGACTGATGTAATGGATATAAATAGAACTATTAAATTATTGGAGGCAAAAAATACTGAATTAAATATTGCCATAGATACCTATACAAAAACGAATGAACAGATAAGAAAGGAAAAAGATAATCTACTAAAACTTGATAAATTAAAAAACCTGATAATTGATGTTGGTCAAAAAAGTCAAAAAGATATTGTTGAATATATTACGTCAACTGTTGGTCTTGCCATTAAAGGAATATTTGGGGAGGAATATGATTTTAAAATTGAATTTGAAATAAAGCGGGACCAGACAGAATGTAAGTTCTTTGTTGAAAAGGATGGATTGTTATTGGAGCCACGTTTAAATGTGCAGGGAGGAGGTATTGCCGATGTAGTAGCTTTTGCAATGCACATTCTGATTTTAACTTTGGAAAAAACACCACCGATATTAATAATGGATGAGCCGCAATTTAAAAATGTTTCAAAAGAACATCTGGATAAAGTTGCAGAAATGGTAAAAAATTTAATTTCATCTATGAATATACAATTAATTATGGTTACACATATTTCAGAAATGATAGATATAGCCGATAATATTATTGAGATTTAAAAAGGAGAATAGTACAATGAAACCAATTGAATTTCCTGAACAAACAGGTGTTTATGCCAAAGACCCTGAACAAACAGGTGTTTATGCCAAAGACCAACCCGAATATATTCCTCTACCAGTTTACAAAAATGATGAGGGGCAACTGATTTCCTGTTGGCAATTAACTTGGAAAGAAAGATTTAAAATTCTATTCGTTGGTAAATTGTGGCTAAGTGTTTTGACATTTCATAAACCTTTGCAACCTTTATTGCCTCAAGTGGAATATCCTTTTATTAAAACAAAAAGCATTACTAAATCTGTTATGTCTCTTTTTAAAAAGGAAGAAAACAAATGAGAATTTATAAGGAGAAATACAAAAAGGAAATTTATTACAATGCAGTATTAACCCATGAATTATACGATAAGATTCAAGTTGCTGATATTTTTACTAGTGCTAATCCAATGACATTAAATTCTATTATTAATTTCTTTTCCAGTCTTAGAAGTTCTGACAAAGAATCGGAACATTCTCATTCAGGATTTTTCACTAATTTAAAAGGAATATCTTTTGAAATAGATTGGAAAGCAGGATGTTTTAATTTTGCAGAGAAATATGAGGGAAAGAAAGTTCTTATTGGTCGTTTCCTTGATACCAATAATATTGAGTGCGAAAAGGCCAGTGAAAAAATAATTGAAAAATACAAAGGTCAAATTTATCCTGTTCATCGTCTTATTCTTCACGCTTTAAATGTGGCACATATTATTCACTGGCAATCGGTTGTTTGTAGTGAGGCAACAGCAGAATTACTTTTTAAATTGGGTGGCTGGTCATTTAAAACTCATGGTGTTAGTCCCGATAATATTGCTGATTCCATAAAAAGGGATTTAAGTAAAACCAGAAAAGGACCAAAGTTTGATATTATTTTTGAAGGTGTGATGCCAATAAATATTTTTAAACAGTGTGTTTGTTGTTCCATTAATTTTCTTGTACCCGTTGATTCTGTTGATTGTCCTCTTTGCAAAGAAAAACGTGCATTATCTCCTTATGCAATTTCAAAAAATATGATTGATTATAACAAAGCAAAGGGAGTAAACATTTAATTCAATTTATCTATAACCAATAGGAAGGAATCGTATTTTATTGACTCTTTTTGTGAAGGGATAAACAAATGCTGTGTGAAAGGTATCATTGCCAGCTTTCAACAGAAATATGTTTAAAAAGGCAAGAAAAGGCTAAATCACAATCAGAATCACTGTCCTTCTGTGAGTCATTAATTTTCTGCAATAAATGTGAACAAGGTTCTAAAATATCAATAAAGGAAAACAAAATATATGATTTAGATATTTTTAAATTAAAGAAAAAAACCATTAAAGATTTAATTTGTAGAAAAGATTTTAGAATGTTCAAAATTAAACGGGTGGAATTGAAAAGGAAACCTAAACGAATTCAATTGAAAAGGAGAAGATGAAATGGCTTATCTGGAAAAAGAAAATTTAAGGAGTGTATTACAAGACAAAGGAATCCTTCAGGAAGCCAACAGAACCTTCTTTCACCCTCTTGGATTGGCATTAACCATTATTTATTTTGAACAAACAGAAAGAACAGAGCTGAAATTGCAATATACAGAACACGAAGAGGGTTTTGTATTTGATTCGTTGGATAAAATTAAAAGAGATATTTTCAGGGATTTTGCCAATGACAAGTATGAAAAACGGCAGGATTATTTGGGTTTCCTGATTCAAATTCAGGATATGCTTGATAATGATATTAATGTAAAAAGAAAAACAAATATTAAAACAGACAGAATGGAAATCATTTTTAAATACTTGAAAGAATTTATTTTTTCCATGCAGTTTCGTTTTATGAAAGAGCACCAGAGTAAAGACTTTGATAATTCCTTTTTGTCAAAAGAAGATTTGATTACTAAACTTAATGTTAATATGATTCGTGAAGATTGGGCAAGCGTTGCGAATTATGCCATGATTATTAATTGTTATGACAAATTGGAAAAGGAAATATCAGAACTTGTTATGGAAGAAGAGGTAATTGAAAATGATTAAAATGAAATTAAAGAAAAAAAGTAATGGGCCAATATTATCAGACCAAGAACTATCAGAGTTAAAGCAACATGACGTTACTTATAATAGAGCACTGATAAAAAACAATGTCTTACCTATTGGTCCTTTTACACGTTCTGATTTTCCTTTGTTAAAAGGAGAAAAGAAAAACAAAGAATTTTATATACGAATTGACCTTTATACCATTGACCGTTATTTTATTGACTCTTTAACAAGAAAAAGAACCAAAGAGACTTTATTCTACCCCAACAGTACTTTTAGAAAAGAATATGATGAAGTAAAGGGAAAAGGAAAAGATTGTGATGGTTATATTTTTAAATTATATGAAAAATTGAAAGTTGATGGTCTTGGAACTTTGACTTTGGGAATTAAAAGAATTTCAGTTCAAAAAATGCAATTGAAAAGAAAAGAAAAACCTAAAAAATTAGTATTGAAAAAGAAATCTAAAAAATTACTATTGAGGAAAAAATGAAACGAATAATATTAAAAAGGAAGATACCTAAACGAGAAGAAAGAACGAGAACTCTAGTAGTGGACGGTAAATGGTTTGCATATAAAAGTCGATTTTCTCAGGGGCAATCTTTTTTAACTCATAATGATGTTAAAACGGGAGTCTACTATGGTTTCTTCAGTTCTATTCTTTCCCTTGCAAAAAAACTAAATACCAATAAAACAATAATTTGTTGGGATATTGGTGATGAATCAAAAAGAAGAAATGTTTATCCTGATTATAAAAGAAAAAGAAACACAAAACCACTGACTCAATTTGAATTAGATTTAAATAAACAATTTAAAGAAGAATATTTAAATTTGGTTGAATACTGTAAAGAAATAGGTTTTGGTGGTAATTATATTTTGGGTTATGAAAGTGATGATTTAATGGCAGCTTATTGTTTACAAAATCCAAACGAAGAAATATTTTTGGCAACAAAAGATGAGGATATGTATCAATGTTTAAATGACCATGTAACTATTTACAATAATGACGATAAAATTAAAAAAACTGATAAATGGTTTCAAAAGGAATATGGAATTGACCCTTTGGATTGGAATATGGTGAAAGCAATAAGTGGTTGTTCAAGTGACAATGTAAAAGGAATAGAGGGCATTGGTGAAAAAACAGCATTAAAATATCTAAGAGAGGAATGTAGTGAAAAACAATTACAAAAAATAAAAGATAATTGGAAAACTGTAGAAGAATGTTTAGCCGTTGTAACTCTGCCTCATCCTGATTTGCAAAATGATTTTATATTTGGGTTTACTCAAAGTAATATTGATGTGGATAAATTTATCAGTTGGTGTCAACGCTTTGGAATGAAAGATTTTTTAAATAATATTTCAGATTTTAAACTATATTTCACTAAAAATAAAATGTAATTAATTTATCTTGGAGGTAAGAAGAATGTCCAAGAATGATAAAGCTGAATTTCTATCAGAAATGATTGGTACAAACCAGTTTTTAAATAACGTAATTTATTATTCCATCTTTGATACTAACTTCCTGAAAAAGATTCGTAGAATTTTCCCCCTTGAGGTTTTTCGTTCAAAAGAGCGTAAAATAATCATGAGAGAAATTTTTCGATACTTCGATGATTATCAGCAAAGTCCAGAATCACATTTCTACGATATGTTCAAAGAGATGGAAAAGAATTTATCTGATTCAGATTATGACAAATGTATGGGTTTGATTGGGATTCTAAAAGGTTTCAGCGGGAAAAACAGCCAGTATATTCTTGATAGAATACAAGAAAATTTAAAACACTATTACCTTGAAGAAGGCGCAGTAGAATTTGCATCATTAATAAAAAGAAGAAAATATGATGATGCAAAGGCAGTTATTTTAAAAGCAATGAAAAGAACAGAGGGGGAGGAGGAATCTGATTACTTTGATTATTTTACAGATAAAAGTTATATAGAAACAAGACTAAAGGAAAACAAACACAAAATGAAAACACTAATAAAAGGATTAGATAACATTATTGGTGGATTCAACGCTCCTTGGCTTGTAACAATATTAGGAATTCCAAAAGGTGGAAAATCGTACATACTATTAGAATTGGCTGTTGCTGCTGTTTTTCAGGGTTTAAATGTTATTTTTGTTTCTCTTGAGATGGATAAAAATGTTATAGAAGGAAGACTTGACCAAATGATAGGTTTTATGTCTTCAAGGGAAACAGATGAACCACAAGAGGTAATGAAATATAAAAGGGAACAATGGGTAAAAGATAAAGAAGTTATTCCATCTATATTTGATATTGGTGCTGTTGAAAAAAATAGAAGTCGTTTTAAAAGAATTGGTGGTGGTGGTTTAAAAGTCATTGCACATCATCGTGGTAGAATGAATTATACTGATATTGAGAATGTTTTAAATGAAGCAGAAGAACGAGATGGGTTTATTGCTGATGTTTTGGTTGTTGATTATTTGGGAATTATGCGTGAAACAGCACCACAACAATCCAAAAAAGAAAGAATAAGTGAAAATTGTCTAGGCTTAAAAGAATTGTGTGGAAAAAGAAATCTGATTGGTTTAACCGCCATGCAAGGAAACAGAAAGGCAATGACAGCAAAGGTGTTTCATGCTCATTTCATTGCAGATGATATAGATTGTATTCACCATTCTGACATTGCAATAAGTATTTGCCAAACAAAAAGGGAAGAATCTGAAGGAAAGTGTAGGCTGTATGGTGCAATAAATAGGCATGGACCCCAAGGCTGGACAATTGGAACGATAAGGGATTTAACAATAGGTCAGCCTGTTTTAGGGGAGTACAATATTGAAGAAGAAAAAGATTCTGGTGAAGAAGAAAAAGAAGCTGAAAATTATTATTAAGGATAAATTAAATGCCCCTGTTTACATGCTCTCAGTGTGAAAACATAGATAATACTGCCACAAGTGATTATTTTATTCAGGTATATGTTAAAAAACAAAAGCCACTGTGCTTTCGTTGTTTATATAATAAATGGCATAATCATTTTCAAGAAAGAAAGGTTACAACCGAAGAACTACTGAAAGGAAATATTATTTATTTTGAACATTCCAAACATGCAAAGGAAACTAAAAACAAAATGATTGATTTTATTACCAATGATAATTCAAGTTGTATTCCTAGAGATAAATTTGAAAAAATGAATATCAATGAAATCTTGGTTATTTATCGTCAACTGAAAGGAAAATAAAATGTTTCCAGAAAAACAATGCACTTGTTTTGATGAGACCACAAGAGAATGTCCAACTCATAGAAACCAATTACATTCTTGTGAAGATTATTATGATGAAAAAGGACCGACATGGTTTACTGATAACCTTATTCCAAATCTACAAATAGTAAAGTGTAAATGTGTCAAAACACCCGAAAGAGCATATAAATGGGATGCTGGTATTGATTTCTTTATACCTAATTTTGAGAAACCAATTGCTTTGTTCCCTCAACAAAGAAGAATGATTCCTTCAGGGATTCATGCAAAAATTCCTCATGGTTATATGTTAAAAGCTGAAGATAAATCAGGAGTGGGAATTAAAAAAGGACTAAAATATATTGGTGGTGTTATTGATGAGGGTTATATGGGAGAAATAAATATCTGTTTATTTAATACTTCTGATGAAAAAGTAATGATTCATGCTGGTGAAAAAATTATTCAATTTATTCTTATTCCTGTACTTTATTCTAAAGTTGAATTAATTAATTCCTTGGAAGAACTTTATCCTGAAAAAACTGAACGGGGTAAAAATGGTTTTGGGAGTACAAACAATTGAATGATAATAAAGAAATTGTTTATAAACGCTTTTCAAAACAATGCACACAAGTTGTAAAAATAATGCTTTCAGCTAAAAATCCCAAAGTGCGTTGTTATGGTACACAACCAAGTAGACCAGATGGAAAAGGACATAAAGGTTGTGGAAAATGGGTAAGAATAGATTTTGCCTACAAATGCCTTTATTGTGGTTTTTGGTTTTGTGCTGCATGCGCTGAAGTTCATTTTGGCAAAACAAGAGAAGAACACATAGAAGAGTTAAAAGCTAAAGGTGAATATCATGGTATGTTATAAGAGATATGATTAAAGGAAGTGGAGATAACCGATGACAAATAATAATTTTAACAACCAATATATGCAAAAGCCATTTGTTGATGTAAATTTTCAAAGGACAAAGATGATGCTGGATAAACTGATTGAACAAGATAAAAGAGGATATATAAATAATGAATGGGCTTCCAATTTTATTTGGGATATGAAAAAGAAAACAAATAATGGTCAAGAATTGACGGCAAAACAATTGGAGAAATTAGAAGAAATCTTTGAACAATATTAACAATTGGAATTATTCATGAAGAATAAAACAATAACAATTCAGCAAATAAACGCACATTGGGCCAAGGTTATTGGTTCGGAAGAACAGATATTGGCTGTATGGGAAATATTATCTTATGAAAAAATGGTTCGTCTAAAATGGAAATCCCACCCTGAAAAAATGACTTTTTCTTTTTTAAATCGTAAAGGGAATAAGTTCCCTTATGGTTTGGTTTCCTATGTAACAGATAAATTAAATGAAAAAGGATATGAAGTAGAAATTCAGGAAATAGATTTCAAATTAAAGACCAATTTATTTCCAAAAGTTAATGACATAAAATGGGAAGATTATCAAAGAAAAGTGCTTAAAAAAATAGGCAATAAAAATAAAAGAGGAATTATTGTCGCACCAACAGCCGCAGGAAAAACGGTTATTTCTGCTGGTATTATTTCACGATTGAATATACCTATAACTTTGTTTGTAACTATAAATAAAACCATATTTCATCAAACGGTTAAAGACTTTGAAAAATGGTTTCCAGATATTGAAATAGGAAGAATAGGAGATGGAATTTGTGATGTTTCTCATATAACCGTGGCTTTATATCAATCCCTCTCAAGATTTGATTTGAAGAAATACTCACAAATTCTTGAATTATTAATTTCAGATGAAGTACATTCAGCAGGAAAATCAATTGGCAAGATTTTGGGACAACTAAATAAAACATATTATCGTTACGGTTTGTCAGCAACTCCGCATAAAATAAAAAATGATAAGCAAAAATATTTTGAGATGGTTGGAAATATCGGACCCATTATCGAAGAACTTGAAGACGATGTTGTTAAATCAAGAGTTGTTGATTGTGATGCTTATATGATTACTTATGTCTGTGATAAACCAGAAGGACACAATTATCATTCGGTATTTCGGCAAGATATTTGTTGTTCAGAAAAAAGAAACAACAAGTTACTAAAAGCAGCAAAAATGTTGGCATTGGATAAAGGCAAATCTGTTTTATTTCTTGTTGATGAAATCAGCCAAGCAGAACTTGTAAAACATTTGGCTGAAGTAATGGGAATAAAATGTAGGGTTGCTCATGGTAAAAATAAAACTGGATTAAATGAAAAAATAAAAAGTGCTCTGAATGATAAGAAAATAAAGTTGGTTGTGGCAACAGCCGTATTTAAGACTGGTATGAATTTACCTTCCTTGGATTGTTTGGTTTTGGGTTCTGCTAGGAAGTCTGAAATATCCTATATGCAAGCCATAGGAAGGGCAAGACGTTCATTTGAAGGAAAGGATAAGGCTATTATCATTGATTCTTTTGACATAATAAAAGGAAATAAAAAATTTCACAATTATTTTTCTGAGTACAGTGAAGGTAGATTGGAATTGTATAAATCGAAAGGCTGGTTTAAGAAAAAATTACTTATTTGATAAGGAATAATAATGCCAAATTATCATCATATCCCGCCTGATTTACAAGCCGCAATTTTCATATCATCGAATATAGGGGGTCTTCTGCAATTAAAATATGGTGAAAAGGATATAAGGAAACTGAGGAAAATAGAAGAATTAATAAAAAGACACCAAGAATTGCTGATGCTTTATCCTAGTTGGAAATCGTATGATTATGTTGCTATTGGCACAGCAATACATTTAAAAATAGAAGATGAGTTACAAAAATTGATAAACCAACAATTGGAAAAACAAAATGAAGAAAAAGTATCAGAATGATATGGATTTCCAAGATATTAGAATACAAAATGGATTAGAACAACTAGATATTTATGAATTACTAGATGAAGGTGGTTTTGAGTATTCAGATGAGGGTAGAAACATTTCTTCCGGTTTTATTGGTATTTCCCCTTGCCCTGAGTGTGGTGATACTCGATTCCATGCAGCACTAAAAAAAGATGAATTTTTCATTACGTGTTTTATTTGTAAATGTCATTTATCCCCAATCAAAACGGTAGCATATTTAAAACACACAAATGTTTATAATGCTGCAAAGTATCTAATTGAATTGGGGGAAGGTGATGAAGAAGACATAGAACAAAGAGTAAGAAATGTTTTAAAAACAAATCACAGAGAAAAAGATTACTCCTATCGTGGCACTGACCCTCTCCCCGAAAATAAAATTATTACAAAGGCAATTATTAAGCGAGACAAACAACTTTCACTCTTTTTAAAAGAAAGGAGAATTAAATCTTGGGAAATAAATAAATATGATTTGAGAATAGGAATAAACAAAAACAAATTAATTTTTCCAATATACGTTGACAATAAATTGGTCAGTTATCAATCAAGACGAATTGACAGAAAGCAATATCACGTGCCTCAATTTCTCAGTCATTATTTGCTATGGGAAGATGAAATTTCCAATAAGAAACCACTGATAATAGTAGAAGGTTATTTAGATGCAATAAGAATAAAAACATTTGTTGATTTGTTTTATAAAAATCAATTTTGTATAACTACTGGATTTGTTAAATCAATATCAGCGGAACAAATAAAAATATTAATTGAAAAAAACCCAAAATATCTTATTACAGTTTTTGATTCAAAAGCATGGTGGGATTATAAAAGACTAAAAGATAATTTGCCATTTGATGTTACCTTTGTTACTATACCAGATAATGGTTGTAAAGAAAAAGACCCATCATCACTTTCTTATAGGGAATTAAAATTACTATTTCAGGAGCAGATTTGTTATGAATAAATTAAATTTAAGTGTAATGGATAAATTTCTATTAAAAACATTCTGCAAAGAAACACATGATGTTTACTACTGCCCAAAGCATTTAACACTGTTTACCATTAAAAAATCAGACGTAAGAAAGCACCGTTGTGACGAAGATTATTGTAGACATGCACCAACCCTTTATCAGGAGGATTAAATGGGAATCACAAATAAACCAAGTTGGTTGGTTATTGCTGAAGGAGAAATTGGAGTAAAAGAAATTGATGGTTCTGGAAATAATCCAAGGGTAATTGAATACCATAGTGTTACCTCTTTAAAAGCAACAGACGATGAAACCGCTTGGTGTGCTAGTTTTGTTAGTTGGTGTTTGGAACAGGCTGGAATTAAAAGTACAAGGTCAGCAGCAGCAAGGTCTTATTTAAATTGGAGAATAAAACTGGATAAACCTATAATTGGTTGTATTGTGGTATTTAAAAGGGGAACAAGCAAAACATCTGGTCATGTTGCTTTTTATATGGGTGAAACAGAACATAGTATTTTAGTTTTGGGGGGAAATCAGGGGAACAAGGTAGGAATTGCAAAATACTCTAAAGTGGATTTACTTGATTATCGTTGGCCTGATAATGAGCCTCTTTGTTATTCATAATTATGAATAATGTTATTTGTACTTCCAGAACAAAAGAATGTACCGATGAATATAATACTTTTAAATGTCCTCATTCTTATCACCATAATCTTGAATCATGTGGAAAAGTTATATGTAGAAAATTAAACAAATATACAGAATGTAAATGTGAAAAAGAATAAAGAAAAGCCTTTGGGAAATTAATCTCAAAGGCTTTTCTATGTTTATCCGTGTTTATCCTGCTTTATCACCGAAGTCGCCAAATACAGCCTATTTCCTCTAAAATGTTTTCCTCAAACATTCTATCAAAAACTTCTGTATAACTAAATTTTGCTTCGTTTCCATCATGTTTCTCATATCCAATATAGTAATCAAAGTAGAAATTACAAAACCGCATTCCTTTTTCATCTTTGCTTTTCATCAAAGCCAATGATTTCTTAATCCTCTCTTCCAATACACTTTCAGACATATCAGTTTTCCTTTTTATTTTCTTCCACGTTGGTTTGTTTCTTTCCAAAAAGACCATACAATTTTCCAAGTACATTATGAATCACTTGAAAAACACTATTAGCTTTAATTGCTGGAATTTGCGCTAGGGTTTCAGAAGCCAGAAAAAGAGCAGTTACAATTACAACAGAATAAGTTACAAAATCATCCATTTCATTTCCTCCTTTACTTTTTGATTATTTTACTTTCAAAGGGTCTATCTACTGTAGTGCATTCAGGCTTTACACACCGTTTTTCTTTAACACATTTGTCTAAATTTCCTTTATTTGAACAAAGGCCTGAAGGGGAATTAATACATTTTGACGTTGTATCTTTAAAACAATCTTTATCACACATAATCAGCATCCTTATCTATTCTGACATGTCACCGTTGATAAGAGAGGCAAGGATTGTTTCATCTAATCCCTGTTTGGTTCCAATTAAATGAAGTATTTTTTTTATTTCCACATTTTGTTTTATAATCTTTTTTGTAAATGGCTCCAACCAAGAAAGTGACTCGTGTCTATGAGCGCCACAAGCATCCATTTTGGCTTTACAAAGGGTTTCCCTTTCTAATTTGTTTTCTTTTATATATTCATCGAATTCTTGTTTAGAAATATATTCCGTTTTTGTTTTTTTAATAAGAAAATCAAACAATGAATCAAAGAGTTTTTTTCCAGCATAAAGAACAAGTAGTGCCAAGGCAAACAAAATAGGATTAGATACCCACTCTTTGATTACTTCCATTGTAGTATCCCCCTATTTAATCAATTTAAGCATTTGACGCTGTTTATTCAAATGCAATAGAATAAGTGCTTTATCACATGGAGAAACAATTTCAGGGGTATCAAGAACGGTTACATATTGAGAAATCAAGAATAACTCCAGACCATAAGAATTATTTACAATCCCTGCTTGTTTTGTTGCTTCATCAATTAAACCATTAAATGTAATATCTTTACTAAGAATTGATTCAATGATATCAAGAGAAATTAGTGCTTCATCTACGGTATAACCAGCAATGTTTTTTACTGCTTCCAAATTAGCAAGCTGAAGAAGTAATGAGGCACTAGCAGGGTCAGGAATCCTTTGAAGAATAATTGAATCATAATTACCACTGGCATCTTTCACACAAACATCAGGAGGAACATATAAATTATTTTTAGCACAACCAAAAACAAACAACAACAAAATGGTTAAAACAATTAGCCTTTTCAATTTAACCTCCTTTGATTTGTTGTTAATAAATTATAAATTGAACCTTCCCTATAATTTTTTACATTCACAATGTTTATACTTCTTGGTAAATAATTCTGAATCTGTTTTTGATTCTCCAACCCAATAATACCCCTTTCTCCCAATAAAGATAAACTTAAATATAAAACACCATTATCCACACATATTACTTTTTTACATTTCTTTATTTCATTAAATAACAAAAGTAAATTTGGCTCTTGAAACCTTAACGAGTTACTTTCATTTGTTAAATTAAAAGCATCCGGTACTTTTCCATCAATATAATAATCTTTTATAAAATTCACCCCCTGATACAATTCAAATGGTTCATATCCTGCTGATTGAATTTCCCCCCAAATCCTTTCTGCTGTTTTTGTTGGACAAAATTTGCTTTCTTTGTTGCTTCCAGTTATACCAAAAAAACAAACACCAATTCTTTTACTATTTGAATTATCATAATCATTTTTAAATCTATATGGTTCCCAAATGAAATCATCTAATCCAAATTCATTCTTAGCACATAAATAAGGCTTAGATAATATTCCATTTGGTTCTCCATACCTCACACTATAAAAAAATGAATATTTTGATTTTATATCGCTTCCTATTTTATCAACCAAAACAACATCAGGATAAATCAAATGAAACTGTCTTTTACTGTGTACCCCTAATTCAATTCTTTTATTTGTTTGTTTTTGTATTTCATGATAGATAGGAAGAAATAAAATTGTGTCCCCAAGTCCATGACAAAATGAGAGTAATGTCCTTTGTTCATATTTAATTCTGTCAATTAAACTCATGGTGTTTGTTCCTATAAAATAATAACATGATTGACTTTATAGTTCCACAAAAAATAAATTGATTTAATATTTCAAAACACAATTAATGATTTCATCGACGCTAATCAATTCCATACAATGTGCTATTCCATTATTATAATTTTCACAATCCTGAATTGTTGCTTTCCAACATGCAGTTTCTTTGCAGCAGTTCAAATAACCAACAGAATGTAAATATTGTTGATTTTGGTAACAGTTCCAATTAATTCCCTCTCTACCACCTGCAACAACGATGGAGGGTTTATTTAAAGCCGCTGCCAAATGCATTTGCAAAGAAGGATATCCTATTAACCCCTTACTTAAAGATGCTATTGCAAAATATTTTCTTAAATTCTTTGTTTTTCCAACCAATGATTTAATATTTTTGAATCGTGGATTAATGGCGTGATTATCTCCGGTTTGAATAATTTCAATTCCATATTCATACATCACATTAATAAATTCCTGCCATTTTGCAGCAGAATAATTCTTTAAGACAATATCTTGTTTGTAACCGGGAGAAAGTAACCAAAAGCCATTTTTAATTTTGTTTTCTTCTAAAGTATCTAAAGCATTTTCTATTTCTTCAGAAGATAAAAATATTTCTGGTTTGCAATCCGTTAATTGAATATTTAAATTTAAAGTATCATTTAGAAAAGTAATATATCCCTGTGCAAAAGGTTTTCCCGATGATTTTTTATATTGAAATTCTTTGGCATAATTTACGTTTATAATCAAAATATTCTTTGCTTCTTCCTTATCAAATTTTGCAATGTAGGGATTATTTTCATAAACTTCTGGATAATAAGAAAATATACCAGTCTGATACTTTTCGGGATATTGTTTATGTAATTCCCTTAATGCTACTGTGAAAACCAGATTATCACCAATCGCTAAAGCATTTGAAAATATAATTTTTTCCATTTAGTCCTCTCCCTAAATAAAAATAAAAGGCAATACCTTTAGAAGCATATTACCTTTTATCATTTAAATTTTCAATTTAAAACTTATGATTCCATAAATAAACTATTTACTTCCTCTAAAGTCACAACACGATTATATACACGTACATGGTCAATAAGTCCATCCCAACTGCCATAAGCAGTATGTCCTTTGCCTATTTGGAACTGAACATACGCAGATGGAGCAGACAGTGTCCCAGTTACCTCGTTAGTATTGTCTAACCAAATAACAACTGAGCCATCGTTAGCCCGAGTAAATACGACATGGTGCCAATTAGTATTAGTTATTTGTGTTGTACCATTAATCACAGCACCCGCATGAAGTAGACATTGCAAAGCATTAGATGAATCATCTACCTGCAAAGATAATGTACCATTCACATTTGTGGCATTTGTAGTAGAAAACAAACATCTTTCATTTGTATAAGCAGTATCATCAGACTTAATCCACATAGAGATTGAAAAAACAGATAAATTTAATCCGGCATTATTAACATAAAAATAATCATCTGTTCCATCAAAGTTCAGTGCTTCGCCAATATGCCCCAGGCTCCCAGTAGTCTGAATAGCCCCCACAATAGTAGCATCGTAGGTATTTAATTCATCTTCAAGTGTAGCCCCGTTAATATTATCCATTGTCCAATAAGCAATTAATCCATCGGTAGGCGGGGGAGAAATTCCACTACCACCACTAACACCTATTCTTCTCCCACGCATACTAAGAGGCATGATGGACTCCTGTATACCAAGTTGTGTCTATTCTAATTGCTTCTACTAATAATTCGCCAGAAGAAGTAACACCAGTTGTATCAATTGTTATTCCTTGTAATGTAATAGAAGAAGGAACAGCCCCGGCTAATTCCAATCTTAAAGTAGCAGAACAACTTTTACCTATAGGAAGATTGGTAAAAGTAAGTGCTGCATCAACACCAGCACCTATTGTTACTCTTTGTATATTTCCAGCAGCGTAATCAATGTTTGCTGTTCCACTAGAAGCATCTACAGGCCCAACTTCAGTCTCGGAATACCCTCTGAGTTCAATTCCAGTACCAGTCACAGGAGTGAACCAATTAGACCGAATAGCAGCAGGATAAAAATTATCGCTTGCTGTGTTTCTATAACCCAAAACAACCCTACCAACACCAACATATCCAGCAGCAGAACCAGTTGTAATGGTAGTTTTAGAAACAGTTAAAACAGAATTATTTGTTTCATTTAAATCAATATAGGCATATTCATTATCTGATAGTGCAATATTTCCAGCAGCGATCTCATTTGCAATAGCAAGGCCAGCAGCAGATATAAAAATAATCCTCATTTTATCTGACCAAGTAAGGGTGCCGCCTGACCAAGTAATATTCCCATCACAATGAAAAAGAAAATTATGCTTATAAGTAATTGCCTTATCTAAACTAGCTAATGCAGGATTTAGTGCATCAGCATCAAATGGTGTTGTACCATTAATCCATGCAGTATGAAAATTAGGCATTTAAGACTCCTTCGGCGTTAGATATTTACTGATACTTTCTGGAAGCATAGACATAACTTCTTTCATTACTTCCTTTGGGTCACGTTGGGTTACTTGAATATTTTGTTGCCTTTCAAGCAATGACCTAATCATTTTTAACTCATTTAAAATTTGTTCTTGCATATTCATTTAACAATCCTTTCGCATTAAGGTTATTCTGTAGGCAGGGGCTCACCGATAGGTGCCAAAGCACAATTACTGCCAGTAACAACACCACCTGAAGGACTTAATCCAACCAAGGATGTAAAACTAAACAGTGGTAAATTTATTCCTAATGATTTCAAATAGCAATATGTAACTGGATGATTTATCACATTTCCAGCTTCATCAAGCTGTATAGTTAATGCCACCATGTTCTCAGAGAGAACCGGCGAATGCCATTTAGAGATTTGAACATAATAACCAGGAACACCACCGCTGCTAGAATGATAACCTATTGCATCATTACCAACTCTACCATCATTACTGAGATAAAAATCCCCACCAGCATTATTAATTTCAAAAATAACCTCATCTGTCTCATTACTTACTGGTATATATTGCCTACTGTATTGATCTAATAATTTCCACCTAATTCTTTGAAATCCCGGGAAATCAGCATAAACTATTGGTGAATACAGATAGGGATAATTATTGTATTGCCCCATACAAGCAGAACCACCATTTTCAAGTTTATACAAGAAAATCTGTGCAGGAATCGCTTGTGCCCATTCTTTATTTATTTGATTCATTTCTATAGTAGATACATAAGTAGAGCCTTTTAGGTTTAACAAAAAGTAAGTTTCATAAACAACCCATTCATCATTAGTCTGGATTTTACCACCAAATACAAAAACATGAGCAACCTTAACATGTCCTGAAGGCACAACAGGGTAATTAGCATCAACAGCAGTATTCAAGAAATTAGAACCTTTAACAACGTCCAAAACACCATCAGCGCCAACCACAATCAAATCAACTCTGGTATACCCAGCAGCAGGAGGCGCATCAAAAGTAATAGTATGTAATAAACCAACTCCCATATACATATTACTGCCTGCTTCCATTGTATAATTATCACCCATTATGGGCAATATATCATCCATCTCATACTCAACACCATTAAGCCTAAAAGTGCCAGAAGCAACACTTACCGACATACTAGCCGGAACCGTTGGCAACACACTAAACCCAGTTAATACCTTATTAGGTGAACCTTCAACAACAGGTGAGGTTGTGCCTGTAGGAAATGTAGGTACATTCATTCCATGCCCAACTATTTCAAGTATATTCCTATTACCCCCTCTATGAGCCACCCTTACCGCATTGCCACTTTTTAAATACGCTGGTGTTGATTCCCAATTCTGAGGATATCTAGCGTATAAAAAATTATTAGACCCTTGAATTTTTATTTTACAAATTCGTTGGTCTGGTAATACTTCCCAAACAATGGCATCCCTTGTTTCCTGCCTTGATTTGGATATTTCAAAAGCACTTTTTCTTATAAGTTTTCTGTTATTAAATAATCCCATATTAAACTCTCCAACCCTCTATTTCATCAATACAATAACCGTTTTCTCCTAACTTCCATTTTCTTTTTAAATCACTGATAAACAATTTTACAGGAAAACCAGTATAAAGATGAGGAATCTGAATTGTGTCTCCTTCTTCATCCTGTAAATGGGATATTTTATTAAAAGAAACCCTTCTTCTTTGCATTTTTAAAATCATCATTTCAAATTCAGCAACAAAACGACAATCACCAACAGTGTAACACGCAAAGCCTTCCATTAAATTAGAAATAATTTTTCCCATTTCTACTTGGAATTCTGTATCATTTTCAGTATATTCCACACTTCGGCGGACATACCCAAGTGGTCTGCCGTGAATTTCATACTGAAAATTAACCACAGAACCCAAAACATTTAATGCTGTCATTATTGCCACGTTACAAATATAAGAACCAACCGGTTGTGTTTTTCCTCCAATAACAACATCTCCAATAAGCATCCCAGCAACCAATGTAGCAATCGCCCCAGCAAGCACAGGAGTCAAATCAGGTACATCAACCTCAACAACACAGTATTGTTCATTAATATCAATTTCAGAAATTTCCTCATGCACTTTGCCAACCAAAGTAAAAGCGATACTTCTAGTTGATGATATAACTTCCAAACGAGGATACCTGACTCTTCTACTTTGATCTTCTGAGTAATAAACAGTATAATGTTTTATTCCTCCCCACCAACCAATAGTTCCTGACAAACTTTCAACCCGTTCTTCAGCAAATAAAACTTCAATTTCATCCCTTTCTTCTCCTGTAACAATGATTCTATTTACAAAGGAAGAATATTTATCATCAGGTGTATATTCCAAAATTTTACTTTTATCAGAATAAACATGAGCAACAGAATTGGAATCAGAAATCAGTTCTAAAGTAAAAACATCATCAACTGCTATTTTTGGGAAATAACCAAACCGTTTGCAAATAGTATTCACAATTTCAGCAACATTACCCTCAGCCCATTGTGCATCTATTCTTGTACTTCCCTGCATTGTTGTAGGAATACTAATTTCTTCAGAAGAAAGACCAACATAGTTTGTTAAAAAATCATCCAAAATATTTTCAGGATATTCATTTACATACCCAACAGAAATTTGATTATCTTCTTCCCATAAAGTTCTTTTATCTTCTGCTTTAACTCTTATTTCAGGATATTCATTTGGGGAATATTTAATTGAATTTTCAGTTACCGTAAATGTCCCTTGATTATGAAAATATTCAACATCAGATACTTTTTCCCCTGCTTCAAGGGTTATTTTTCTTCCTTTTTTAACATAAGGGGAAAACAAAGATAACTGATTACTAGAATCAAACAAATGACCATGAGATAAAGAAAAACTTAATTCATTTGGTTTTCCATCAACAGTTCTTTTCCACTCAATATCCTTGTCCACAATAACATAATCAGTAATGTCAAAAAAGGGTTCAATGTTATCCCAAGCAAGGTAGTGCTCAGTATTATTTAATTTATCTTTTTGCCAGAAAGACCATACTTTGTTATCTTCATCAATACCTAACCAAGCATTTGACTCGGATAAACCATTGACTAATATAGCAGAATCACCAAAAGACCAATCTGTATCTTTTGTTCCTATTTTGTAAAAAATACGGCTAAATTTTCCATCACGCAAAAATGTAGTAAGTCCATTCCAACTTGAATAAAAACTACCACAGAAAAATTGTCCTGAATCATTATCCCAAGTCATTTCCCAAAAGGTATCAGTGTTATTACCTGTAATCCCTGGAATTTCTGTTGCACTTAATCTTGTAAAAAATTCAGAACTGCAATCAAAAATAACCAAACCATCATAAGTTGATGTTATATAAATTTCATGTTTTTCTGGATTATAAAATAAATGATTAAATGCGTAATCATCTGCTGTCTTGTACGCTGGAATGCTAAATGTAAAATTATCATTTGCTAAATCCACTTTGCATAGGCCTTTTTGAGTTACATAACTTGCACCACCATAATAATCAAAAATTCCATAAAGATAATTTTCAACAATAACTGCCTTTTGTAATCCGTGGTAAGGAAAACCAATAGTGGTAGAGTCGTAATATTTTATTGTGTTTCCGTCAAGGTCAAATATTGTTAATCTTCCAGGCCCATTAGGATAATCATTACAAACTACAAGTTGGCTGTCAAACAACTGGCAATAAATATTCCCATTAGGTCTGGTTATTGCATTATTAAACAATAGGTTAAATGTAAACATCGGTCCTGTATCATTTAAATCAATATAACCAACAACCAAGCGAACATTAACACCAAATAAATGTGTATTAAATATATAAAGTCTATCAGATGCAGAATCTAACTGAATATACCCATTTTCTATTGCCGAGGTATAAGGATAACCAGTAACATTAGCCTCTACACCATAAGTACCATTAGCAACAAAATGATATTCGGTGATTGAATCAGTAGTTCCATTTAGGACACCTATATGCTCCATAGACCCAAAAACAACCTTATCACCAAATTGGTTTCCAGCATATCGGTAATATTGAGTTAAAGCAACATTGTAAAAAATATTATTTATCGCTGGCGTAGACGAAGCACTCCAAGATTTTTCTATTGTCCAAGAGTCAACATCAATTTTTAATATACTTGCAATGACTTTATCGCCAGCGCCAAAATTAGACAGCACCAAGTATAACTTTCTATTAGCTACATCAAAAGTCAATGTATTAATACTATCTGCTGTAGCACCAACCCAACCGCTTGTGCTACTACTCATCCACAACGCACCGGATTCTTCTGTAAATGATAAATACATTGATTCCGCAGCAGTCTGAACAGCAGAAGGAGAATACCCAATTGTTGTAAATCCAGTGTAATTAGTAATTTTAACCGCAGTCCCCCAAGTAGCTCCGTTGTCTATTGACTTAGAATAATAAATATTACGTAATGGGTTTAGGTTAGTATCCAATCCATCAACAAAGTAAAAAAACAGCAACAATTCATTCCCAGCAACAGTCTCCAGCAGAAAGAATGTAGATGCCCTATTATCTATTGTATTGATTGGGGATAATCCAAACGAGGAAATAATATCTGCTGCAGAACTCCAAGAAGTAAAATTGCTAGAAGTTCTAGTAAAAACATTCCAAGCAGGAGTACCTGAAGTATAGTTATTATACACCATCGCATAAGTATTATCAGCCAATTTAATAGCTGCTATTGAATACTTAACATAAGTATTGCTAATAACTAAATAATCACTAATAGTTGTTACCCCAGCGGGGCTTACCCCGAAAGCCCGGACATCATAATTAGAGCCACTTTTTCTGATGTAGCAAACACCAATATCCCCATTTACCAATTCAACCAAAGCAAAATCATCAATATCAGTATTAATAATAAGCGGAATATCAATTGTAAATTCAACCCTATCTGCGTCCGTATAAAACATATACAAATGATTAGTAACAGAGTTATAATATTTCAAATTAAACCCAATAATCCTACCAGAAGAATGCACAAGATATTTTGGTTTCATCTCGGTCGTATTAGCCGTAAAAATATTCCCAATAAATGGAATATCTGCAACGGCTTTATTCGATAAAAGCCTGACAATTGGGTGGTGAATATCCCCATCTTGTGCTGTTTGAAGATTTTCATTTAAAGTAAGCATTATATTTTCCCTCTTTAATTCTGACTTATTATCAATAATTCCATTTTAACTTTTTCACGATAAGATTCATTGGTATCTAAATTCAACCAATAAATTCCATCCAATTCTTTTATAATTACATTGTACGTTGTTGCTGCTTCCTCACCACCTGAAGGGTCAAAAACAATCAATTCATCAGCTTGATATAATGTATTTAAAGAATTAAATTGTGCTGCTGGCATCCAATCCCATTCCAAAGGAATAATTACTCCTGCTATAACAGGGTCCAAAGCAAAATAAGCAATGCCACCATAAGTGTCAACCGTTGAATTTCTTTTTCTTGGTTTAATTACTGGAAAACTAATTTTTGAATTATATGTAAATGTCACCCCACCTAATATCATTTTATTCATTAGCTGTGCTCCTTGATAATTCTCAGAGTTGTTTCCTCTGTTACCCTCTGCAATTCAGATTTAAGTCTAGCAATGGTTCTATTATCCATTCCACCAGAAACACTTACTGGAATACTAATAGAAAGATTATTAGTGCCACTGGATTTCAGTTGGCTTAAAGGCGTAACCAACTCGGGCTTACCACCCTCCCCAAAGTTATACGTAGTTCCTGAGCGTAAACCACGACCTATAATAGGCTCTTTAATAATTCCACCATCAGCCATTTTAGTAGTTCCACCACCAACACCAAACATGCCAGCAATGGAACTACCAATACCAATAAGGGCATCCCAAGCACCACTTATATTCTCTGAGGAAAACATACTCATAATTGTATCAAAAATACTGGATAAACCACTTTTTAATAAATCAAACCCTTTACCTGAAATTTCAACAAATTTATCAAAACCACCCTTAAACATTTCAGAAGTTTTTTCCCATCCCTTTTTCATAACATCAAAAATTTCTGCTTTTGCTCCTTTTTCACCTTCTTTTTTCTCCCCTGTTAAATCAGGAAGTAAGTTCATTAAATTATCAGTAATGTTTCTTTTAATCCATGCTCTGGATGCTTCTCTTGCAATGTCAGTAATAAATTGCCTGAAATTTTCAGAAAAAGAATCAAGGTTAAATGCTGCTTCATTTAAAACATCAGCAAAATCATCAAACCAACCTTTAGACATTTCCCTTAAATCATTCCAAAACGGTTCCTGAACTTGTTTTTTATGGAAATCAAGAGATTTGCCAAGGTTAGTTAATTCCTGTTCCAATGCTTTTATTCTTTGTTTTTCACTTTCAGGTATCCCATTTTTATCAGTTGCCCATTTGTCACTTATTTTATCAATTTCAGCCATAATACTTTTAGCTGATTGCTTATATTGTGCCTCAAGAGCCAACAAATCAGCTAATTGTTTATCTTTTGGTCTGTAGCCAGTACCAACCAAATCAGCATAGGAATTCCTAGCCCTAAAAATTGCATTTTGCTTTTCCAATTCAAGTGATATTCCTTCCAATTCCATTCTTTCTGCTTTTGCTATATTTGCAGCTTCCAGAAGATTTTTTTTCATCTCATCAGAAAGTTTATCATTTTTTGAAAAATTCAAAATCATTTTATCCATCTCATTATTTATTCTTTCAAACGGAGAAAGAACTTCATGAGATTTAATAGATTCCATTACAGAATTAAACTCTGCTTCCATGTCATCAAAAATAACGTCTGATTCCAATTTAAAAATATCAGGCATTATTTTTTCAATTTCTTTTAACTGCTTTTTAAATTCTTCCGGTGCTTTTGCATAAAGATTTTTAAATTCAATACTTATTTTGGTCCATCTTTTTTCCAATTTTTCTAAGGGGCTTTCAGCTTTATTCAGTGATTCTCTAAACGAATCAATTTGAGAAGTCCAATTAATTTCTTCTTTACTTCCTTTTTTATTCAGTTCAGCTAATTTGTGCATTTTTTCATCATACAAAGCCTTTTCATAATTCCTAATCATAGCCAAACCATCAATTTGTGCCTGTACTCTGTTTTTTATACTCTCTGTTTGTTCATCATCTAATTTTACACCCTTAGCAACGGCAGCATTATATGCTTTCAATATAGTGTTATAATTATTTATAAGACCTTCTTTTATTGCCTTTGTTGATTCAATTCCCAAACTATAATCAAATTCAATTTTCTGTGGTTCAGAAAGAGCATTTCTTTTTGCCTCATTTATTTTAGTAGACATTTTTTCAATTGCTTCAAAATCAGAAAAAGGCAAATTAAGAAGTACAGCACCTAATTTAAGTGCTTCATTTTTTGCATTTTCAAAAGTTTTCTGCATTCTATCATTTGCATCAGCTAAAGCATTTAATCTGTTAATCATTCTCTGATTTCTTTTTTCATCAGAACTATCAGCAGCATCCATGAATTTTTTAGCTTCTTTAAATTCAAGAAGCAGATAATTATAAAACCCTCTGGTTTTATTAACAACCAGACTTAAATCAGTTAATATTTCATCAATTAATTCAGCAGTAACAAAAAGAAAACCATTTACAACATTAAGTGCTGTAGCCCATGCAGTCGATTTTTGGTCCAAGTCAACCAATGAACCAAAAGCAGAACCAAGTTGAACAACAATAGAATTCATTATCTCCATAGCAAATTGGAGTGCTTTGGCTAAACCTAATCCTGCATCAGTCAAATTCCCTTTTGAATCCATAAAAGAGGCATTCAGTTCTTTTATAGTTTTAGCAAGAGCATCTAAAGTGGAATCAGCACCAATACGTTTAATTCTGTCCCAAATGATGTTTAACTTGTTTATTTGTGTTTGGTATTCATCCCCCAATTTTTTATTTACTTCTTCAAAAGGTTCTAGTGCTTTAGCCAATGCTTCAATTATTGATTTTCCCTCTTTTTTAGCTTCATCCATTACCTTTTGAATATTCACACCAACAAATTTAAACATCATTGCCAACTGGTCTGTTGCCCTTTGTCTTCCCTGAATTACAGCATATAATTCTTGACGCATTTGAACACCAGCATTAGCCATACCCTCAGTGAGCGTTTTAATGGCTGTACCAATTGTTGCAATTTTTCTAACATCGTCATCTGATTTAGGAACCATGCCCGCTTGACTGAAAGTTTTAACAAGCATGGTCATATCTTCAAGCGTCAATATTGTTCTTGCCGCCTCCAATTCCATTTTCCTAAGCAACTCTTTTGAATATTCATAAGCAATAGCAAAAGATTCTTTTGTGTTGCCAACTATTGAATAAACCATAGAAGCAGCAATAGACATTGCATCTATTCTGAATTTTTGAACATCACTCAAGGTTTTAACAAATGTTTGTTTGATTGCATTTACTGCTTTGGTAACAAGGTAAATCAAACCGGCAACTTGCCACCGGAAATTTCTTATCATTTCCCAACCGTGACGGAACAAACCTTTAGACGCCTGCCTTGCAAGTGCCTCAGACTGATTAATTGCTTTCATTCTTATTTGGTTTAATTCACTAGCATTTCTTTTCATTTCTGTTAATTGTGCTTTCATTTGTTCTAAATCAGCACTAGATTTTGGGGCCAAACCCATCTTTTGTAATTTTTGTAATTTTTCTATATTTGCCATTAAAATTTTAATTTCATCATCATATTTCTTAACAGCATTGGTTATTATCTCTGATTTTGCTTTAAAATCAGAAACAGTTTTATCACCAATGAGTTTTTTGGTAGATAATTTTCCATACTTATTGTTCAAGTCAACAAACATAGCCTTTATTTTATCAAATTCTTCTTTTGGTTCTTTACTAATATTTTTTAAAGAATCAGTAATTTCTTTGTGCATTCTTTTAGCAGTATTGGCAACATCTTTTTGGAGTTTACTTGTATCAGGTGAAAATGCTGAATTTAAAATACTCCTTAATTCATTAGCTTTATTTTGTAAAATGTTCTGTGTTTCGTTCAGAGATTCAATGACTTCTTGATTAGTTTGCTTAGTTATTTGGAGCCTAACTTTTTGTGATTGTTTTTCAATGTCTTGAATATCTTTTTCTACTTTTTTTCTTTCATTGACCATTTGTTGTTCAAGTTTTGCAATATTGTCTAAATTCTCTTTTGCTTTTTGTAAATCATAAATATTTGATTTTTTTGGTTTTAATTTTGGTTCCGCGTTTAAAGTTTCATCAATTTTAGCCCTTAAATCAGTGATAGATTTTTTAGCCTGATTTATTTTTTCATTCCATTTTGCAATATCAAAGAAATTGGCTAATTTTTGAATCTCTTTAAATTCAGTTTTAAATTCTTTTGTTTTATTCAGGATGCTTTCAATTTTACTTATTTCACCAGAAGCATCAACCAATCCAGTAGCGTGAAGTTTTTTAGCCTCAGAAAGCATATTTTCCAATGCTTTAACATTTCCGTTCAATGTACTTTTTAAAATTTGTCCTTGGTCAACACTATTTTTAAACTCCTTACTGATTCCAGAAGCAGCTAAAGAAATTGATTCTTTGAAATTGGACATTATTGATTTAAATTGGGAATCAACATTAGTGGAATCAATTTCCAATTTAATTTTATTCTTTACACCTTCAGCACCTTGGGTTATTTTATTTTTTCCCTGTGCAATTGTTTCAGATAATTTGGCTACTTGTTTTTCCGTATCATGATATGCCTTTTGAATTCTGGTTACATTCTGAACTGTTTGTTTAAAATATTGTTCCTGTTGAACAAGTAATTTAGCATCCGTCTGACCTTGCATTGCAGTTCTGGCATTCTGCATTTCCTGTTCAGCAGCAACAACTTGTTTGGCTTGTTCTTTTAAAGCCGTTCTTGCACCTTTTAATTGTTCATCTATTTTAGAAATACTTTCTTTTGCGACAGAAACATTACCAGCTTTTCCACTATTATTAATGGCAACCTGTAAATCAACCAAAGTATCTTTTGTGCCTTTAGCCAATTGCTTAATTGAATTGAAAGAATCATTTACAGATTTAAAAATAGTTTGAGAAGCATTTTTAGATATGCTACCCAATTGCAAAAACATATCATTTGCTGCTTTTACAGTTTCTTCCTTAGCTATTTTATCCAATCCTTTGATTGCTTCCGCTTTACCAGTAGGTTGCATAATTTTATCATCAGCAACACTTCTGACTTTATTTTGCAATTGCAGCATTCTATTAACATAAGTTTCATACGTCTTACTTAATTTAATACTTTCATTCTGTGTTTCCCGCATTGCCCCTCTAGTCATATTAATAGAAGAAGCAACAGTTGATTGAACCCCCCTCATCATGGAAGACAGGTTACTGGAAACCTGTTTATACATCGAATTGATATTCTGTTCCACAGAACGGGAAACGTTACCCGCTTTCTTCTGAAAAGAAGAATATTGGGCAGCAGCATTTCTCAATTCAGATTCAAAATTGGTTTTTAGTTCTAAAACAATGTCTTCAGTTATTTCATTTCCAGTATTTTCAGCCATGATATATTTCCCTCATTTATATAAATAAAAATTTATCGCTTAAATCGTGATAATCTTGATTTCCAGTCAGAATCAGGTTTTACATTCTCCAAAGCATTCCCAAGGATTTTATTTCCAAATATTTTCTGAAATTTCTTTTCCAAATCCTTAACATGCTCCTTATTACCAGAAAAGGCGGCATTCATATCGGTTATCAAAGAGATTCGTTCCCTGACTTCCTCTAATTCTGCCGCCTTTCTGATAAGTACATATTGAGAATAAGGTAATTTTTTTATATCATTCAGGCTTATCCCGCCCTTAGTTGCTTTGATAATTTGAATGTATTCCCGAACCTGACTTATTGCTTTTTTTCTTCAGGGGAATCCTCATCAATACCGGAAATACATTTATTAATCAATTTCATAACAGCAAGACTAACTTTCATCGGCCACTGTTTAATTTCTTCGGGGGTAACTTTTTCTCCATTTTCTTTTACAATGGCAGAACTGATATATTCAAATTGGAAAGAAACATTATCTTCACTTTCTTCCGGCTTAGCCAAATCAGGGGAATCAATAGAACCGTCTTTTTTCATTGCTTTTCCCTGCTTAAACAATTCCATTGCTTTTTCATTAGTGATAGCAGGAATTACATAAATCTGGTCTTTAAAAGTAAACTTGGTGTCATTTGCCAAATCATCAAAAGAAATCATTTCAGACATTTTCTTATCTCCTTTAGAGTTTTAAAATAATTACTGCAAAACTAATCAACCTTTTTAAATTTCCAACCCTTGTGTTGCTTTTCTTTTCCATCTAAACAATAATAAACATGAGAAGAATTAAGCCCATGCTTTTTACAAAACTCATTTACATTTTTTCCACTATATTCTTTTCCTTCAGGGGAAATAGCAATAAATGAACGAGTAGTCCTTTGGTTTTTTAATTGTTCAGTGAAAGTAATAAAAGTACAATTTTCTTTACAGTAATTTCCGTTTACATCTTTTCTTTCAATGGAAGGATTTTTTATTTTTTTAACTCTAATTGCTACCAAATACTGAAAATACATGTCCTTTTTGAATTCTAAAAAATCATTCCATCTGGGGTCATATGTTATACCCCTACCACCGTAATTCTTATATGCTTTAAGATTTGGGTTATTACACCTTGCTTTTATATTTTGCCACATTAGATAAAACTTCATTGTTCCTTTTGAAAATTTATTATTCCAAAATCCATGCTTTACATTCTTTGTTTGTTTGTTAATTTCTTTATGGAGACAACCACAACTTTTTGTATGTCCTGATTTCAATTTACTTGTTTTTACCCTGTTTTTGTTTCCACAAGCACATCTACACAGCCAATAACCATTTCCCAACCATTCAATTACAGTTAATCTATTAAAGTCTCTTCCAGTTAAATCTTCTAAAAATTGACTTTTTCCTCCATTTTTGCCTCTCATTGTCTTTCTCTCCTTATCTTTTGTAGTTTGTATTAGGGGTAGGTTTTGCCCTACCCCTAATACTTTGTACTACAAATTAAGATAAGAAGTCAACCCGCAATTACGTAGGACTGCTATAGCCGGATATGCGGAACAATTGGTCCCCCGATACCCGGCTGTCGTCAATCAGCCCGACAAACTTACAGGCGTAAATACGCTGATTATCTGTGGTGAAACCAATTTCAATAGCACCACCAATGTTTGCAGCAGCTTTGTAAATCTGGAAAATATCGGTTCCATCTGTAGGTTCAATGACCAATTCACCTGTTTCAATTGCACCACCAACAGGTTTACCAAAGGTAAGGAAAGTAGTATTATCCTCAGCCGAAGAAAAAAGCATTTTAAGGTTTTCAAAAGTGGCTTCAGTCAGATTTGCCGTAACTTCAAGAACAAGACCGGCATCAAGAATTTTTACAGGGGTTTCCCCATATTGGTCAGATTTCAATTCATAAACATTTTGCGTAATGGAAATAGACACACCACCATAGGTATGACCAACGTGACGCCCTTTAAAGTAAACATTCGCAGGACCAATGGAGATATTATCAGAATCAAATGCAGTGGTATATACAGTCATCATTGTTTAATTCTCCTTTTTAAATTCAATTAAATTGTTTTACGGTGAATCCCCTGTAAACTTGCTTCCCCTTATTTTTGATTATCTTTTGATAAGTTTTTTGCTAAAAGCATTTTCTTATCAAAATCAAATCATCTTCTAAATACATTTGAAAACATAAAACTTACCACTTTTACCCATTGTGTATTAGGTGGTGTTCCTTCTGGAACAGAATCATTATAAGAAACCAACTCAATGTGTTTGATATGCCAGTTTGTTGTTTGTATGTTTTTAATATCAAATAAATCAATTAGTCTTTCACCTATTTTATCTGTTGTTTCTTGGTCTATGGAAACAACCTTAAAAAACAAGGTTGAGTTGGAAAACTGGTGAGGATAAGACCATCTAGGAGGTCTTTTTCCTGTTGCTTCTTTATAAAGAATAGCACCTTTTTTACTACTTGAGTATATAATATCTTCCGATGGATTCCAAGCATAAATTCTTTCATCATCAGAAGTATGACCAAGAAGTGTTTTAATTGTATTGTCAGCTAAAATTATATCAATGATTTCTGCATTGGTTTCTAACATCTATTCCTCCCACCATTCTTCATCATTTCCACTTGAAGATTCCAATGCTTTTTTATTATCAAAATAGACACGAAAATAAATGGCTGTTCTTCCGCCTTTGCTTCTTGTTCTTCTTTTTAATGCTCTATTTAATCTATCTCTTATCGTTTTTCTTATTTGTGGCCTTAATTCTTCCATTATATTTCTAAACCAAGGACGTTCTTCAACTGACCATGCACCACCTGAAGCACCTGTATCTAAAGCATTTGCATATACTTCAACGGGAGTTCTGTTTCCTTCACCACCTTCTGAAACAAATATTTTTCCACCCCTATAAAACAAAGAAGTGTATTCAGTTCCCGTTGATTTAAATACACCCACCCTTATTCTACCCGTACCATCTATTTCAAAATCAATTGAATTAAATAATGTACCTGTGGGAACACCTAAACCACTATCAAAGGAAGCAGGAGGCTGGCCGGGAGCAGAAGCCGTATATTTTCCCAATTCAGTATATTGATTTTTTTCACCATCACCTTCTACCAAAACAATTGTATATTCTCTTCCTACCGGTTGATTATTTAAAATATTTTCTCTTAAATGGGCAACAACAAATTCACCCACCCAATGGGCTACATCCTCCATTTCTTTTTCTACAGAGTCAAGAATTGGATTTAAAATTCTATCAGCAATAGCAGCACCAAGTTTGCTTTTCTGTACTGCTTTGCCAATTCGTATTCTTTCTTCTGCTATATCCTTTTTAATTGTCATCAGGTTTCCTCGACAGACAATAAAACCTCTATATGATGAACCCTATTGCCAGAAGCAAATACAGGAAAAGGAATACCTTTTACAAATAAATTAATTCCATTCCAAATAATCTTATCGCCTTTTAAAAGCACTTTATCTTTTTCAAAAAAACCAATATGGGTTCCACTTGTATTTAAACCTGTATCCTTTTGCTGATAATTGTTTGTAGAAATTCTTTCATATTGAATATTGCACTTCACCTTTGATTCAATAACATTCCACGTTTTAACAGATTGTTTCTGTGCATTCTTGGTAATTGTTACTCGTTCATGCTGGCATCTCTGATTTAATAGATTCATTATATTACCTCTTTCCGATATCTTTTTAAACCAGCAAAAACAGTTGCATTTAATCCTTGTAATTCTTTTAAAGCAGAAGGAGAATAATTAGTATAAGCATAATTACCTATTCTTTCAGAAGCCAAATTTGAATTCAGGGGAGTATTCATCAAAGTTTTAACCATATCGAAACAAAGGAATTTCAGTTCTTCCATTTCTGCGTCAGTGGTTTTATAACCACCATTCCATTTAAATTTTATATTTCTATAATAACCGGGATAGAAACCACCATAATAAATCAATTTACCCCTGCTATTATACAAATGATATCCTTCAAAATCATCATAATCTGTTGCTTCAGTAATTACATCACCATTAAGCAAAAATGTGGTGACACTATTTACAGGGTAAGTTGGAAAATAAAAATCATTCCCATTCACACCATCAAAAATTGCATATTTTTCAGAATAAACGGGATTAGCAATAACAACATCATCAACTATAATAGTTTCTGCATAATCAAAATCTTGTGCTTTCAAAGTTCTGTTGCAAAATCTCTCAAAGACATTGGAAACAAAATTAATAGTTCCAATTATCTTTTCAGTAGTTCCTTGTTCAAGGGAATCAATTCCCATCATATTTCTATAATATTCAATATTTATTAAAGCATTAGTTGAAAATTTCATTTATACCCCCTACACCTTTATTTGGGGAAAAATAGGGTCATCCGGTCCCGGTACTCTTTTATTCTTATCTGTTATTTCTTTATTTTTATTTTCATCAGAAAAAACAAGAACAGTTTCATTACCAATAAACTCATGTTTTCCTAATTCTTTATTTAAAATTTTAACTTTTCCTTGTTCCTCATACCTGATAGCAAGATTTTCCTGCATGTCGATAATTGCACCACCAAATCGTCTAATCAATTCAATGTCCAGAATTTTAACTTTCATATTTTCCTCTCTTTTAAGAAAAGGGGTACGGGACAAAATACCCATACCCCTTACATTATTACAATACAATTGATTTTATTTATTAAGCAGTAGCTACTTTGGGTTTACGTCCAGTACCATAAGTGCCAGTGAGAACCGTACCAGCCTGAGTCACCGGACGGCGTTGTTCTTCAAAGGTAATCAAATAAGCACCCCAAGTAACCGTATTGGTATCAACATCATGCAACAGACGAAGATAACGATTTGGGTCATCCACAACCACCAGATAAAGACCAGCAGCAGTAATTTGGGGAATGGTCAGAAAGTCAGTATCATAAGTAGAATCGTCAGAAGAATCCTGAACAACAATGTCAAGAGTACCACCAGAAGCAACAGTAGTTACATCAATCAGAATAAGAGCACGATTAGCAAGACCACCAGTAAAAAGGTCAATTTCGGTTGCTGGGGAATTGGCAGCAGCACCAGCAGTTTCATCAGCTACCGAACGAAGACGAGCAATCCTATGGTTAGACAGAATATCGTACATTTTTATATTTCCTCCATTATTATTAATTTTTTAAAAGTGGGGGATTTATATTTCAAAATCCCCCGAATCAATCATCTATTACAATTAACTTGGGTCACTTAAGGCCACAAACGACTGTGGGATAGCACATTGACCATCTACTCGACCAGAACAACGGAGAGCGGTACGGTTTTTACGGAACTGAGCATGTTTACTGGAATCCATCGAAAAATCTTGCGGGAAACCAATATAGTAATTACTGCAATTGGCATAAATAACATCACCAGTGTTGCCAAGAGCCGGAATTTTACCATCAGCCAGAATTGCAGGACGGCCAAGCAGGGTCATATTATAACCATCAGAAATATTAGCAAAAGATTCCTGAAGAACCAATTCTTTACTCTGTGCAGAAACTTTCTGACCACGAAGGGCAGCACGAGCCTTTTTAGTAATAAACCAAACGGCACCATTATCAAAAACGGCAGGCATTCTTGCTTCCATATTCAGAATATCATCAACTTCAACCGTGGAAGCGGTCTGCCGATTAACAGTGAGAATAGACGGGTCATTGATAATACCAAGGGGTTGTTTTCCACCCGTACCCTGAATAAACGCTTTATCAGTAATCCAATACCACGCTTCGCGGAACATGCGGGTAAGGAAGTTCACCAGATTAACAACAGACGATTCAAGTAGAGTATTGGTAATTTCAGTATAACCAGCCAATTCATGAGCAACCATTTCAATCAAACCAAAGGAAGGCTCAGTAGCACCCTTTTCGCCACCTTCTTCAGTCCAAGTAAAAGAAACACCTGCAAAATGGTCAAAAGCTGCATCTTCAATATCAGGATTCTGATTCAGTTTAGGGAAAGCCAGTTTTTCAGCAGCCATAGGCCAAACGGTAGCCCTTTGCCAAACAAGAGTAGGCTGTGCATCGTACATAATCATAATTGCACGGAATTCAGCAGGAACCAAATAACCACCTGAAGAATCCACACCTTCAGAAAGCAGTTTGGTAACTTGACCAGATTTCAGATATTGAGCAAAGTCTTTGGCCCACACAGAAACTTCTTCAGAAACCTGAACCCAAGGAGCCTGTTTATTTTTCAGAGAAATAATACTTCCCTGTTTGGTGGACATATAATCACCGTCGATTTTAACAAACGGGAGATTACTTGCCAGAGTTTTAGCCGACATACCAGAAAAAGGATTGGCAACGTCATTCTGCAAATCAGTAATTTGTTTTCCAATAACACCCTTAACCATATTACCAAAATCAGCAGATTCAAAATGTGTATCCATTTGAGATTTCAACAGTTGAATAAGGTCTTCTTTGGTCATCTTCATTTCAATTTTCCTCCATTTAATTATTTAATTAATCGTCCAATTTTCCAGAAAAATCCTGCATAACTTGTTTAATGGATTTCTCCAATGCTTCACACAAAGTAGATTTTGCATTTGCTTTCATCTGTGATTTAACTTCTTCAAAAACCTTATCATCTACTTCGATGAAATCTTCTGAATTCTTTTCTTCACTGACAGGGGAGAGCAATGAAGCATCAAATTCAATCATTTCACCATTTTTAGATTCTTCAGTTTCTTCTTCAAGTTCAATCTCAGAATCGACATTTTCATTATTGTCTATTTCTTCTTCCTTTTCAACCAAAATTTTAGAAGTGGTTAAAAGTTCTTTTACTTTGTCAAAAACTTTTTCAGCTAGTTCATCAATATTGATTTCTTTAGGTGTTAAACTAATATTTTCATTTAAAACTTCATTTTCCTCTTTTTCTTCTTTTTCCTCCACTTCCTCTGTTTCAATTTTTTCTTCTTTGACTTCAGTATTTTCTACTTCTTTATTTTTTTCCTCCATTTCCAATTCTTCTTCTAATTCCTCATTTTCATCAGTCTCTTCATTTTCAAGACCTTTATTTAATTCAATTTCTTCTTCAACCATTTCCAATTCAAATTCTTCTTCACCAATTTGTTTTTCACCCATATCAAAATATTTAACTTTTCCTATGGTGAAACCATTATCATTCACCCATTTTCCAGCCTCTTTTTCATCCATATCAGAATTAAACAAATAACCAATCAATTCTTTTTCTGCTTCGGGATTATCAATGGCAACACCATAAATACCTTTAATTCCTTTAGTCATTTGCAGAATGGCGGGGGAAGTATAAATTTCAGTATCAGTTACAGGAACAAATAAACCAGAATCCATTTTGCAGGTAAATTGCTTATAACCTTGTGCTGCCAGAGTAGGGGGAAGGTCATCATTGATTCCCCGACAATCCATATTGGCATTTGGGTTTGCAGGAACAGTTACCGGAGAAATTTCAAGCAACTCTTGTTTGGTAAATTCCCTACCACCATACCAGCGGTTTTCTTCATCTCTCCAAGAAAATTCCAAACCCATAAAACCAACAGAAAAGGTATTCAAAAATCCATTCTGATATTTGCTGAAAATCATTCTAGCTTTTTCATCATTAGCATCAAATTGGGGTTTAAAAATAAGTTTCTTTTTTACTTTATCTTTTTTGATGGAAATTGCTTTACCAACAGGAAGTTCATAATAATTATGACTCCAAGGAAGAACGGGATTTTTCATAAAATTTTGTAGTTTCCAACCATCTACCCTGACAATATCCTTGTCTCTGTCTTCATCTTCTGTAGAACCAACAGCAAGAAAGGTTAGGTTCTTGTCATCCAATTGTTCAATTTTAACTTCTGGAATATCATAACCCATTAAAAAAAGACCATCCTTTTTAATAGGCAATCCATTTTTGCCCTTAATACGATATGCCATTTCAAATCTCCTTTTTAGGCTCTATTGAACAATCACAAGAAAAATTAGGAATCTGATTGGGGAACAATTGTTTCCCTTTTATATTTTCAAGTCTTCCTCTATGACCACATTCGTTTCCATTTACCTTCCAATCAAATGTAATATTTTTATTCGTCATTATCAACCATTTTGTATAATTAACTGTTGCTCTCAAAAGAGTGTTGGTTATTTTCGCCATTCTTGGGTTTGTGTTGAATTGTTCATCAATCAATTGTTCCCAATTTTTATTATCTGAATTGTTGTACTTGAAAATGGATTCCTTATACTCATACGCCAGTTTTTCGGAAATAGGAGATACCCAATTTTTTTCATCATAATCAATTGGTTTTACGCCTATATGTTGAAAAAGAACCCCAATGGTTTTGCTAATAATCATGGAAAGTGCTTTGGATAAATCTTCTTTCATTGCTTCTTTATTGGTTTGTTTCAAAATATCCAGAATCAGCTTATTCCATGTTTCCCTGAAAGAAAATTCATATTCTGAAAATTGAGTTAATTTTAAATTAATATCTGTGTTCTCAATTGTTCTTTCATCCGTTGGATTTTCGTCTCTATCATCCGTTCCATCGGGATTTAAATTAGGTTTATCGTCATCATGTCTGGTAGGGTCTGTTTCATTATCACCACCACCATTTCCAGAACCACTATTCCTTGCTTCTTCCAAAAGTAAATCAACAAAATCTTTTGCTCTACTTAATGGCACCAAGGAACCTTTTATACTAACTAAAATTTCATCTCCACCTTCTTGCCTTGGTAAATCTAATGTTTCACTTCTAAATTCATTTATAGCCATTACTGGTTGTGCTGCCAAATAAACCCTTGCTTCTTTTACATCCAAATCCCTATCCCTTGGAATAGGGTCATGGTGTCTGATTTCTAGTTTTTCATCAAATTCATGCAAAATACCATAAGTCAGTGCTTCATCCCACAAAACCAGCCTAGACTTAATACATTCTCTATTAAATGAAATATCAGCCGTTACACTTCCTGAACGGTTAGATTCATTATCACCCCCCGCTTTGGAAATAGGAACACCATAACAAGAAAATATTTTGGATTTACTCCATCCTGCCAAATTTAAAAATTCAAAATCCTTGTTGGTAAATTTAAGCGGTACAGGTTTCAATCCAGAAGACAAAACGGCTATATCGTGGAATGTTCCAGTATATTTTGACTTCCATCTATTTTTAATTTCGTCTGCCTTTTCTTGGTCAATTTCTGCATCAGTATATAAAGCCATATCAATTCGTGCTGAGTTTTTAAAGAAATCTCTTTCATATACCTCAACGTAAGAATCTATATCAACTGAATAAGCCTGAGCCTGAATTGGACTCATCGGCCAATAAACATTTTTAGGGTTGGGATATTTAATTACAATCAATTCTCTTGAATCAAACTTAATCTGCCTGTCATCAAAATTAAACGTGTAAGTTATTTTTGGTTGTAAAAAATTATTTTCAATATCTACACTAACAAAATCATTCATGTTCAAGGGCCAAAGTTCCCAAATTTGGCCTAATTGATTTCTGGCTTTATAAATACAAGCCATACCACACAAATCCAACTGAATCTGACAAAAGGCTTTGATAAATCTAAGCGTCATTAATTCGTTGGGTTTAAAAAATGGTTTGGTAAATGTTTTATAGGCTTTTGATTTACTGGTAACTTCTTCATTCGTATCAGAACGATAGAAAAAATAAGGAACTGTAGAAACTCGTTTTTCAATAAGAGATACACAAGAAAATACCCATGATTTATATTCAGATAATTGTGCCTGTGTGCTTCCTTTTAAATTTTCAATGGAAGCACCTTTTTCCCTATTAATTATCTGAACTAAATCAGAATAACTTTTTCCAATGTCAAGTTTGAATGGTCCAATTCGCAAGGTGTCCTCCCTATACATGAATAAACTCTGCTAATACGATTAAATTGTAAAACCATACTAGCAGAGTCTTTAATAAAATACTAATCTTTTCGTTATATTATTGTTTTCATTATTTATAATACTTTTATTTCATTTTAAACTCCCCCCCCCACTCCTTGAGGTCTCGGTGGCGGATGTAGAGGATGTACGGCTTTACCCCATTACTGCACCAGATAGGTGTAGGTGTAGAACATGGTAACTCCACCGGCGGTGTTGCTGTTCCATTTCAGCGTGGCCCGGTCATTGGTTGCATCCGCCGAAATCCCTGCACCCAAACCTGAAACCGACTGATTGAATGCTGTACCAGCGCATTGTTCCTCTGTCGTTAGTGCACTAGCTATAGGCAGAGATATCCCCAGCGTTGTAGTCGTGGTCGAGGTTACGGTCATGTCCACTTTGCCAGAGACGGTAACGGTATTACCTACCCGCATGTACTGAGCCGTGTAGGGAGTTGAGACGCTGATGTTGCCTACGTTGGTCAAGGTCGGGGTGTACGTGCCGGAGGTCGGTGAACCGGAAGGTAGCACCGAAGCATCAAATTTCCCGCTGCTGTCCAACTTCGCCAGCTTCCCGCTATCGCCGGCGCCAGCTGAGGTGGTAACGGCGGCCGCCACGGTGTCAGAGGCGCTTTTGATATTGGCGGCATCGGCACAGGCATTATTTTCGTCACAAATACCCTTAGTGTTGGCAAATTGGATATGGTCGTTATACTCTACGTTTCCGTTGTTGGCGGCTGTGGAGTTACTGACGGCCCCTTGCAGGTCGGCGGTGCCGCCAACGGTGAGGTTGCCAGAAAAATCACCAATCGCCTTCCACCCGGTGTTGCCGGTGCCGGTGACCTTGATGTAAAGGACCGTGCTGGAGTCTGTCGGGTTCATTCGAAGGTACATTGACCCCACGGTAGCCGCAGCAGCACCTTCGGGGGAGTTCAGGCCGACAAACACCGATACGTAGGATTGCATATTATTCTGGCCATACAGCCGCATCGGTCCACGATATTCCAGCGCATCCTGATATAACCCGATCAGGTCAAAGGCCGCACCTGTCGAGGCGTAACACCATTTCACACCGTCCGCGCCGGTAACGCAGGCACTGGAATGGGTCGGTTCACTCCCGGTCGCCGTTGTCCCGGCGGCGTTGCCACAAACATACACCCGGCCACCGTTTGCCCGGATACTCCCCCACTGGACACTCTGCCCATTGGCCCACGCCGTTGCGGTTCTGGACAAGGCCCGGGATACGGATGTGAGCAGGCCCCCAGCAGGGTCGATACTCCATGTACCCAGGTTGAATTTTCCATCGGCCCCCATCGCCGGATATTGGTTCGCTCCCGTACCAATATTGCTCTCCAGCATGTAGCCGGCGTGAGGGTCGGATGCTGCATTGTGCGCAGTCACGGCGGCACTCCCTGTGTCGCTGTTGGTTACCTGCTGACCTGCCAGAGATATCCCTGTACCAGCGGTTACCGGGTCGTGCAGCTTGGTATGGTCATGGGTGGATTCGTGCCCCGCGACAGCCCCTGCTTCCTCGAATGTTCCACGACTGCCGTCAGCCAGGGCATATTGCACATGATCATCATCGCCGAGACCTGTCAGTGAGCCGTGGTCAGTCGCTCCGGCCCCGGTCGGGCCGCCGCCAAGATGCTGGGTAATGGTGCCGTTGACGAATGTAAAAACCGCTCCGCCGTAGGGCGGGATAACCACGTCCGCGCCAGTCATCGTGCGCAGGACAGAAGAGTTGTTGGTCAGGGTAATTGAATAGGTCCCGCTCCCATTCCGCAGCACAAAGAGCGGAATCTTATTATCACCGCTCTTGCGGGCAAACCCGGTGATTGTCGCTCCCGCCCCGGTCGGTGTGTAGACTACCGCTGGAGCATTGACAGTCACCACGCCAGCCGATGGAGTGACTGCGGTCCAGCCCTCGAACTCAACCCCCGGCAGAATGGTTGACCCGCTCGTGTCCTGATAGGTGGCCACATACCCGGAGACGATGGCCCCGCCATTATCGAGGTCCGTGGCGTTAATCTGTCCCGTGGTGTTAGGTGCCACGTTGTCCTTGATCCGGATGCCGGTTTTAAGAGAAGCGCCCCGCTGCGAGAGGTTGACCAGCATCCCCGCCCCCTCGTAGTAGTTGGTTTCGACGATGATGTTTTTGAGCGGGATCCCGGTTGAAAACATCAT